CCTTAATCTTAAACCTCTTGGCCACTTCTTCCAAATCACCAATATGGTCTGTGTCGGTATGAGTTCTCAATTTGATACAATAAAAAAACGAGCTCACGAAGGAACTCACTCGCGCGAAATTGCTGACCTTAATCTGTGCCTACTAATTCACAATTAATGTAATCATCAATCGAAATCACTTTTAATCTAGCACCTTTTTGAACTACTACTTCATAGTAAATACTTTCTTCAGTGTTAATGTTTCCAGCATAAAAGGCATTTGTTCCTTTAGGAACTTTTATTCTTAACTTCCTATATGAATCAGAAATTTCACACCCTTTAACCACTGAGGTATGTAAAAAAGCCTTCTCCTTAAAATCAATAGTGGCGTCACCTTTTGCTGATTCAATCATCTTATCAAAAACTGGCTTGCTAACACCTCGGTAAACAACAATATCCTTTTTTGTGCTATATTTTTTTAAAGTATTGTAGATACTATGTATCGTTCCATCAACCCATTGTTCGGAGCGTAAACGCTCCCCAATAGTCTCACCAGAAGAGACTACAATATATTCGTCTGATAAACCTCCGTCTATATGCTTAAGCGGTTCTTCATTTAGATATTTTTTTGCAAAATCACGTACTTCACTCTTAGAACTGGAAAGCAAGTCCCACTTTTTCCCAGTTTGAAATATTTTGCCTATTAGTTTAAAGTAAAACTCCTTCATCGAACTGTATCCTTCTTCCGTATCAATAATCTTAAAAATATTATATCAAAAAGTCGCAGCATTAGGCTACGACTTCACTACCGTTTTTCAATTTGAAAGTTACTTTACGATTGTGTCTAACATTAACTTTGTCCACCATCGTTTCCCAAAGCAAGTCATCAAACTCACTTATAAGCCCACTCTGCTGATTGAGTGTCTCTAAAAATTCTTTGAGGTCTTTCTGATGACGGGCTGCTTCCAGTAGCTGCTTCTCTATCGACTCAAATTCACTAACCAGTGCATCATGCCACTCGACCAAGTTACTGTACTTTTTCTGGTAGGTATCTTGGTCCTGTGGCATTATCGCATTCTCTTTCACTAGATTGGAAACCATTTGAGTGACTACTTCTACCTCGGTTTCAAGCTCAACCAACCTTCGTTCAAGGTCAGAACTTTCCCCAACGTCAAGTAACATTTCTAGATTCTGGATAATCTCATCCTTATTACTGATAACCTTATTGATGGCTGACACGAACCAATCCTTGATCTCATTCTCAGTAACATGTGGAGTGGTACACTTCTTTTCGCCCTTGTACTTCTCATTACATTGGTAGATAACCCTTCGATATTTTGATGTGGAATGCCATACTTTACTACCAAAGTAATGTCCGCAATCCCCACATACAAGCTTTGAACTAAATAGTGTGGTACTACCTTTCCCCTTTTCTTTCCTATCTAATGCTGCTTGAACCGCATCAAACGTTTCCTTATCTACAATGGCTTCATGATTATTTTCCACATAATACTGTGGTAACTCTCCCTTGTTGATGTTCTTCTTTTTAGTTAGAAAATCAATTGTGTAGGTTTTCTGAAGGAGTGCATCACCCTTATACTTCTCATTTCGAAGCATTCGTTTGATAGTCACAGAGTTCCATTGATTCTTCCCACTAGGTGAGAGGATACCTTGTTGTGTCAGGTCTTTTGCGATGCTATAGGGTGTTTTACCAAGTAATGCCTGCTGAAAAATGTAACGGACAGTCTTCGCATCTTCCTGATTAACAACAATCTCACCATTCTCGCCCTTTTCAAAGCCCATAACGTTGGTATAGGGAAAATGTACCTTTCCTTCCGCAAACTGTTTCCGCAAGCCCCAAGTGACGTTCTCGGAGATGCTACGGCTCTCTTCTTGGGCCAAGCTAGACATTATGGTAATCAACAACTCACCCTTTGAATCTAGAGTCCAGATATTTTCTTTCTCAAAGTAGATTTCAACTCCGACTTCCTTCAACTTACGAACTGTTGTCAATGAATCAACTGTATTTCTTGCAAACCGACTAACTGACTTTGTAATAATGAGGTCAATTTTACCAGCCAATGCATCCTCAATCATGCTCTTAAAACCAACTCGAAGTTTAGTATTAGTGCCACTAATACCTTCATCTGAGTACATTTTGACAAACTCCCAATCGCTTCGACTTGAAATGTATTCTGTATAATACCTCATTTGAGATTCATAGCTGGTTGTTTGGTCTTCATGATCAGTTGATACCCTCGCATAACCTGCTACACGACGTTTCTTAGGTAGCGAAATGCTAGCTAACTCTGAGTTCCTAGGCGCATTCGCTTCAATAGTTATGACGTTTTTCATAAGAAGTGCTCCTTTCTAACCTTCAGTTCATATTTTCTACCTTTTATAGGAAAGACGGTAATTAAACCTACTGATGAGTCATAAATAACCTTCTTGATATTTTCGGTAACCCAATTTTTATCTGGTTTAAATCCAATTTCATCTTCAAATGTAGCTAATATCCGTTTTTCAGATAGAGTCTTACTAGGACAAGAGGATGTTCCGAACCTGTCTCTAGTGCGACAACAGTATCTGATGGTTCGGTGTACCTTTTTGGAGTCTACTCTAGTAATCATTATTTTTCCACAATGGCTACACTCGATTAACTCTCTAAAAGCACCTTTGTGCATATGGCTTTCCTGATGCATCACCTTGTACCGACGTTCTTTTTCTTGTAGTACCACATCAAAATAAGACTTTGAAACAATGGCTTCATGAGCATCCTCTACAATATACTTATTCTTTTGCCCATTATTTCGTTTAGGATTTCGTGAAAAGGGTTCTCGGTACGTCTTCTGTAATACCAAACGCCCAAAGTAGACTTCCTGTTTAAAAAACTCTCGGACACTAGAGACTGTGAAGGGATTTCCCAGTCGTGTCAAGACTCCTTGCTCGTTTAACTTTTTAGTAATTAATGGGACATTGTCTCCGTCCATGAACCACTCAAATACCTGTCGTACAACCTTAGCTTCATTAGGCTCAATGACATAATTCTCACCATTCCAGCGATAGCCGTAAATATCTTGTGGTGTGTGAGGGAGTCCCTGTTCAAACTTTTTCTTAATCTGCCATCTTAAGTTTTCACTGATGTTATACGATTCTTCTTGAGCGACAGAAGCTAGGAGAGTTAACATCAACTCGCCTTCGGAACTTAGGCTATCTATCCCTTCTTTTTCAAAGGTAATTCCTATGTTCTTTTGTCTAAGTACACGCACTGTAGACAATAGGTCAACGGTGTTTCTACCGAACCTTGCAATGGATTTAGTTAAAATTCTATCAATTTTTCCATCATCACAGGCCTTTAACAAATCTTGTAACCCTTGACGGTTACTTTGTTCTTTACCGCTGATGCCTTCATCATAATAAACGCCAACCAATTCCCAGTCTGGGTGAGACTGAATTAATCTACTATAATAGCTGACTTGAGTGGATAACGAATGATGTAGGCGACTATCAGAAACCCTTGCATATGCTGCTACACGCAACTTAGGTTTTTGCGGTGTCATCATTGGTTGAATTCGTCTAACTGTTCTCAATTTGATACACTCCTTTCGCTACTATATATCACTCTAAAGGCCTCATTTATCAAGTCTTTAGGTCGATAATCTGCTAATAAATGGTTGATATTTTTCAAGCATCTTTTCCTTAAATTGCTGATGAACTTCCTCACTAATAATCCTAGATTTTAGGAGTCTATCGGCCTGTATCATGGTCAGTTGGTAAGTCATCTCATCTTGTAATTTGTCATTAGTCATAATAGCCCTCCTACCTTACTAAGTAAGGCTGAGGGCATTTTTTCCGCTTTTTAGGCAAAAAAAATAAGCCTGACAGAAAATACATTCCATCAGGCTTAACATAAGTTACTGTTTAATTGCCTTTTCCAAGGCCTGTACTGAAGCAACCAATTTCTCATCATCAAACTTTTGTGATTCTAAAAATCGGTTGAAGTCATCATCATCTAAGTTGAGATGTACAGCTCCAGCATTTTGCAACTGAACAACTGTATCAATGTGACCAATCCCAAAGACAGCACCATTGACCACTGCCACATAACCTTGTTTCCCACTTTTTGATCGTACGACAAAATTTTTCATATCCTCATCCTCCGAAGTTTCTACTTTCTTTGTGCTAGTTGCTACCTCATAAGGCAGTCTAAACCAGCCAACCATATAACCAACCAATCCACCACTATGGCTATCCACTAATCGCCCATCAGAATACCACTTTCGCGACACACGTCGAGTGTAGCCACCACCGCCAACTTCCAGTTGATCGTTGATCCCATTACGGTTACTATCCAAATAACCATCGACATTTTGTTCCACACCTTCAAGTCCAGTACCATCAGAATCCGCTAAACAAACACCGATGTGACCAAAACTGTGACTCGGTACACGAATCACGTAAATGTCACCCGCCTGTGGGTTAACCCCTACGGCATCATAGGTGACCTGAAAACCATTGGCTTTTGCCTTATCAAGGCAGTCAATGGCATTGGTGTAAGCCATATTCTTCCCTGTTTCCTCCTGAACGATTTTGTCAATTAGAGCCACACATTGCCCACCATAAGGATTGGTAGGCACCGTCACTTTGGTATTGACTTTCGAGAGGGCATTGGCAACAACCTTTTCTTTACTTGTCATTCTCATCCTCCTTATCTTCGTTTAACTGACGTAAGACTTGTTTAATACGATTAGGCACTGGCAATCCAATACGAGTCGCATTTTCCAAGATGGACAGTCCTTCATTACTGAAGTAGAAAAAGATAACAGCTGTTCGAACTGCCCCACCTTGTTTTAAGACATGTAGGTCAATCATGTGGGCAACAGCCACCAAACAGATAATCATGGCTTTTTTGAAAATCCCTTTTTTACCGATAGAACTGGAGAGGTTCTTCTCGACAATGGCTGCCATAATCCCTGTCACATAGTCAATCAACATAAAAATCAAAAGGCCATAAAGAAAGCCATCGACTTCTCCAAAAATAGAACCGATGACCCCACCGATTCCTGAAAACACTAACTTATTTGTTGAAACTGCTTGATGCATTTTGTCTCCTTTAAGCGGTACGTCGCCACCGATAAACTGTAATATAAGGCTGTAAACTAGAAGTTTCGGAGGTATTCCCTCGAATAGCCGTATGGTGAGAAAGGGGCTTACTTTTCAAGTCATTTACAATTCCACCACTCACAACATAGGTTGGATTGGTATCTCCTGTATAGGCTTGGTCATGGACGAAACCGAGAGTATCCGCACGACCATTACCTGAACCAACCAAGGCAACCATATCACCTTTTCCGTGCTTATGAGTCTTACTACCTCCAGTTTTGGATACGGAACTAAATTCTGCTTCGCTCTCAGATACACCCACTAACGTTCGTCCATTTCCAAATCGTTCCCACTTCCCTCCCATAAAAGTTGAAGGATTGGTAGAACTCGTTGATTCATAAATTGTTCCAACTGGATAGAAGATATCAATCAACTTTTTGTTTCTCATGATGATATCGCCATCGAAATAGGATGGCTGACTACCATCAACATCAAGAATCCCTCTTGTCCATGCTTTTCCAATTCCCATTCCAGTTGGAGATAAGCCATAAACCACCTTTTCAGGACCAACCGTAAACTCAAAATGGCTTTCATAAAACAAATCTCGCAAGTGACCAATGATGGTATAAGACTTGGTTTGGTCATAAGTACCATTTAAGGTCGCTTGAAAATTCTCTTTGGTATGTTCCGTTGTCGTAGTCCAGTTGGCAGCTCCACCCACATTTGTCGTTTTTGTACCAGTCGCTAAATCAATGATATCCCACGTCATAGTAGCTCGATTTTTCTGAGTATTGTCTACAATCAGTGGTGCAATTTTTACTTTACGAATCACATTTAATTGATTCATTGCAGTTCCAACTCGAACCGAAGTAAAGGATAATATGGGCTTAAAATACTCAAGAAGCGTAATCTCGACTTCTTTTCTTGGACTTTGTCTTCCCCTTGAATCCGTCACAAAAGCAGAGATTTTGGCTCGCCCTACATGGTTAATACCACCTACTCCGCCATTTTGTGAACTTGTTACATTCTGAAGTTGTACCCACTTGTTTCCTTCAAATTTAAACACTTCCGCTCGATAACCACTAGAAGGAATGGTTGAACCATAAATTCCTGTGGCACCATTGAAGATGACCTTGGGATTTGACTCCAATGAAGCAAAGGTATTGCCTGTAATGGCATTTTGAGCAATTGTATTTAAATCCGATAAACTGATAGAGGATAGACTAGGAACCACCGAACTCGGAAGTTGAAGAGCCACTTGGATACGAGACTCTCCGATAACCTTTCCTCCATAAACGGTTTGTACTAAAATGGTGCCAATCCCAGAGGTCGCATTGGGGATTTGAAGAGCTAGTCTTGCAACTTCTGGTGTCCAACTACAAGAAGTAGTTGCACCTGTTGCGACCACTCCACTCAAACTACCAAATTGCCACGAAACATGATGGGTAAAGTCAGCACTTGCACGATTGATAGAAATGGTAATGGGAGACCCCATCATATTCCCAGAAACACTAGCTGTTGAGGAACGTGGAATATCTCGTAATCGTAAGAACTGATTACCCGTATTGAGTTGTCCAGGTGACCATCCACCACTTCCTGAAAAGGTCGCAGAAAAACCAATGGTCTTTTGACCATTGGAATTGTGAGCGATGGTGATGGTTTTATCAATGAGATGAAGAGAAGAGTTCATGCTATACATATCTGGTCTACCACTCCAAGAAAGAGTTTGACCATCTATTGAAACACTGGCACTACAGTTATACATTCCAAAGGTTGTTTGGCCATTTCGTAGCCACAATTGAACACGTACAGTTGAAGTATTATTGGCGGTGCTAGTTCCTGTTTCTTCTACCCTAAGTAGAAGATTGTACCCTCGGTCATTATTACTTCCATAATCTGCCATAGTCTTTCCTTTCTAAGTCTTGCTGTCGATGAAGCGACAAACCAAATGTTTGGCATTATGCCTTGCAGCTTCTAAACGATAATTTCCAACTTGTAGCGTTTCAACGAATACACCATGGTGGATTTTAATCACACCAGAAGTAACGGTCATGACCGCATTCCCTGCTGATTTAATCATCATTCCTTGTGGGGTTAATTCGATAAACTCAGAATTATCTTTCTTACCAATGATGACACCATTATCACCTGCTCGCAGATAAGTGTTCACAAATTGTAAAAGCAAGGCATTACTTTTCAAATCAGCTTCAATAGCTGCGATGCGCTGTGTGTTTGCGACAAAATCCTGATTGAATTTGGCGAGTGTTTCCTTGTTACTCTTTTCAAATTCCTTATAGGTCTTGAGCCAATCAGAAACTTCACTGGCCAGTGCCCTCGCTTCCATATCCACTCGAATCGACTCCGTCTTTTCTGTTAGGATGTCCAATTGTTGTTTCATAAAACTTTGGTCGGCTTTCCCATCAATTTGCTTCATCAAATCCGCTAATGAAGGTCCAGGTGCTGTTGCGACATTCCCATCTTCAAGTTGGACATTTCGTAGCCAAACCACATCACCTTGTACCCATGTTCCAGATGATAAAGTAAAGACAAAAGAATAAGCTGCGTTACTTGAAACCTTCCAACTTGAAACCACTCGTTCCCAATTGGTGGTAAGTTGAATCGATTTTGTTCCACCTAATTCAGAGCCAATCATCATGGATACCGCCTTTGAAGCTTTTAGTTCCACCGAAAAAGTCATGGTCTGACCAATTCGTGTTCTTAGGTCAAAAAAATCTCGCTTAAAGCCACCACTTCCTGCTTTGGTACAAGTCATTTTAATCGAGATGCCACTGACAGATGTACTATCTTCTTCGATTTCTTTTCGCCATTCTGATTGAAGATTAGTGAAACTTGCTTCTCGCATAGCATAATCATCAATGTAATTCCGCCCACCTAAAACAGTCCCCTCAAAGAAAGAAGACCAAGTATAATCACTTGGGTTCGTTGAGGGTATTGCGGTTGGTCGATTCACCGCCAGACCAAAATAGCGTTTCCCCTTAGGTGAAGAGGAAATCCCCTCGCCTTTATCACTATCCGCATACATCTTCCATGTATACAAGGTTTGACCGGTATCTCCCTTATTTCCATAAACACCAATAACGACTGGTGTCGTCAACGTTTCATTTCCGTCAGTGAAAACGGTTCGTTTGTAATTCCAAAGATATTTGATGGTATCCGTTAAAACTGGAATGGTTTTTGACCAACCACTCGTTGATGTGATAACTCCTGATTTTTGAGCACTCGCCAAATAGTATTCTTCGATTCGGGAAATGCTGATGCCTCTGTCTCCTTTTGGACCTGGAGTGAGTGACAGTTTAGAAAGTTGACTCTTGGTAGCTAGTTCTTCGCCTCTCACTTTTAAGAGTGGTGTATCAATTGAAATATTCCCATTGGAGTCCAATGAAAATACTGGCTTGTGACTTCCAGGAATAACAACCTTGTTGGCATTGACTTCTATCGCATTTAAATACTCAGTCAACACCTGATGAGAAACCAAACGACGCATCCAAGCAGAATTGGACACGGTTAGTTCATCTATCTTTGCTTTTTGAATAGCCGCAAAGCGAATTTCTGCCGCCTCTGAGGATAAATAGTCAACTGCTGCTTGATTACCACTTCGAACAGCTTCAGCTTTTGCTCGCTCAATCCCATCTTCTACATCCTTGCTTACTCGACTCATATTGGAATCAAGTACAAGACTGAGATTGGCTCGCTCCCTTTCAATCTGACGTTGAACCTTTCCATCATTGAGAGTTAAAAGCTCATTTGCGACAGATGAAATGGGATTCCCTGACACCCCTTGTCCACCAAACGAGACCGTATCGTCAAATGAGATGGATATGATTTTCTCTGTTAAAGCATTAAAGCGATAAGCAACTACTTTTTTGACCACATCAACTTGGTGAAGTCTACTTTTTAGAGTCACCTCGTCCCCCAGCTGCACCTCTTGTCCATCCAGTTCAAAGGCTTCAATCTCAATCACTTCTGAAACCTGATCTAAATGGTCATTGCTAAATTTTGCCATCGCCCATTGTCTCAATTCTTCCTCGGTATGGAGATTATTGTTCTCGTACTCCGCCTCATGCACATAAGGATATTGATGAATGAGAGGACTCTCCACCATAACCGAAAGAGTTTTCTCTTCCTTTTCACCTTCTGGCTTAAAAGTTGAGGACGCATAAATGCGAGTGACAATAGACTGACTAGAACGAGTACGATCAAACTTTTCTAAGTTATGATGCGTTGAAATGACCACCCCACGATTCTTTCCTCGATGTTCTTTGATGGTGAATAAAAAGTTATCACGAACCAACTCTCCCTCCCAAGTTCCTACAATGGAATGTTTCCCATCCATCAACACTTTGTAAAGTGTAGCTGTCTCTGTCGTATTAAACGACCTTTTCTTTGTAATATCACTATCAAAAGAAAAGGGAGCTATATCTCTTTTAGCTTTTGAGATCAATTGCCCAAGGGCACTTTGGCAGGTCACATTTTGATTCGAAACTGGTAGAATAGAGCGACGCATGATATCATCCGTAATATGTTGGCAAGTCACACGAACCCTATCGTTTTCTTCAATTGGTTTCTTAATCCGAAAGAGTTGTTTATTGGCATAGGGAACTGGACATAGTATCAATTTATCTGTCACTAACTCTTTATAAATGCCTGAATCCGTAATCGGATAATCAAATTGAAGCGTAAAATCACCATTCAACGTTTCTTCAACTTCCGCACTCAAGGTTTCATGAAGGGGAAGTCCGTTCCATTTTGGAGTTTTAGTTTGTCCATCTAATAAGAATAACATCAAGCCCACCCCCATAATATTTCAATGTGAAGACTGGTAATTCCAGTACCAAGCACCACACCAACTTTCTTGTCTTTTTGATTGGCATCGAGTGTGATAAAATCTCCTGACCAATGAACTAACTCTCCACTTTCTGTCAAAAAACTTGGATGATGTGGGTCATTATCCATAACCAAAGTTTTGTTTAGTTGCTCCAAACCAATAACTTGTTCACCGATGGTGAAACTTGTCTCTCCAGTCGATTTACCTGAAACAGTAATCTTAGGATAAGACAGAGCTGAACCAAGCAAGGGAATTGTCCCATTCTTCGTTAAGGTATACTCACTAACTTCCTTAAAATATCGAGTAGGATGACAAAGGAAAGTGACCTCTAGGGTGAATACTCCTAAATTATCTTGAACAATATCAAAGCTATCTACCTTATAACACCAGTACCTTGTGGTTTTCATGCGCTCACTTTCAAGCCAAAACCCTTCACGAGTTAAAAGAGCAGAAAATTCATTAATCTGTTCTTCAGTTGCAGCAATAAAGTGAATACGATAAGCTTTCTCAATCACTTTTCGGTGCTTATTGGTCAAAACCAATCCACCACTCAAACCGTCATGTTCTTGTAGTTGGCTTTTAGAAGTCGGAATATGAAAACTTGGTCTATCTTCCACGAGTATCTTGTAAGGGAATGAGGCAGTTGATAAACCATCTATGATTAATGCATTATGTTGGATCACAACCTCACCCCTCTCAATGATTGTATTCGAGTTAACTCGTCATGAATTCTTTCTGCTACTTGATTGGCTAGTCGTTTGATATCGGCTTCTTCTCTTATCACTACATCTGTAATGGAAACATTGATGACATTGCCTCCAGTTCCCATGGTTGATGCGATTCCTTCACCGATTGCGGCAAGATTCTGTTTGGTTAAAGGCAAGACCGCCTCTTTTCCAGCTTCACCACCAACCATCAGTTGTTTCCCATTCATGCCAAAGGCTGTCGGTTTCGTTAGAATCCCTCCCTTGGCATACCAAGCAATCGAAATCTTAGGTAGTCCCCCCTTCAACCAATCAAGCGGATTGACAGAACCACTCACAGAAAAGTGAGGTAACGGAATATGTGGCCATGAAATCTTAAAGTTAAACAGATTCTTGATGGCATTAATGGCAGAAGATACAACATTTTTTGCACCATTGATGGCATTTGAGATAGAATTCTTGATACCATTCCAGACACTTGAAACAGTGGAGCTAATACCACTGAGAATACTAGAAATGGTCTGTTGAATGCCAGACCAGCCACTGGATACAAAAGAAACAATTGAAGAAATCACTGACGAAATGACGGATTTTATCGTGTTCCAAATAGAAGACACGATTCCAGAAATAGCGATTAAAACATTACTAATGGTGCCTTTAATTCCATTCCAGGTATTGGAAATAAACTGACCTATGGCAGACAATATCGTCGTCACAATTTGTTGAATAGCTTGCCAAACTCTCTGAAGAACTCCCTTGATCGTCTCCCATGCGCCAGACCAGTCACCAGTTATGACCTGCATAATAGCTTTGATGATTCCTAAAACAACATTGATAGCTGTTTCAACAACTGTTTTGATGATGTCCCAAGCCGTGGTGATGATTAACTGAATATTTGCCCAAGTAGCTTCAAGATAAGGGCCAATCAAAGACATGACCGTCTGAATAACTGTAGAAATGGCATTCCAGACCGTTTCAACTGCTGCTTGTATAAGGGCTTGATTTTCTGTCCACCAAGTGGTAAGAGTTCCCCAAATCGTCATGATAAAGGTACTAATCTCTTGAAGAATAACTGAAATAAAAGCATAGATGGCATTCCAGATTTCAATGACTGCTGTCCGAAAGCCTTCATTGTTTTGCCACAATTCTTGAATCCCAACGACTAATAGGGCAATCACTGCTACGATGCCTAGAACTGTTCCAACAATCGGAGCTGCTGCAACGACCAATCCGCCAATGGTCGTTCCCATGGCGACTGCTGCCGCTTGAAGGGCTAAGAGTCCAGGTAACAACAGACCGACAACTGTAATTAAACCACCCATAATGACAATAAAGGTCTGAATGGGACTAGGTAAGTTGCTAAACCAATTAGCGACAGCTTGTAGTAATTGAGCCAATAATTCTAAGACTGGTGCTAGAGCTTCAGCTAAAACACCACCAACCTCTGCCATGGCAGCTTTAGCAGTATTTTGTGCAGTCGTAAATTTATCAATCGGATCAAGTGTTGCTTCATAAGTTGACGTCACAACTCCTAAAGCATTCTTAGCAGTCCCTGATAAATCATTAAATGAAAAAGCACCACGCTTAATGGCATCGACCATTCGTGGTGCAGCTTTTGAACCAAAAACTTCTGAAGCAAGTGTCAGACTCTCTGTCTCATTTGTTGAATTCTTAATTTGTTCAACAGTTTTTGCCAAACCATCTTGTAAGGTTAAGCCATCCTTGGCATAATTAACAGCTGCTTTAGATAAAGTAGAAAGTGTAGCACTTGAATCGACACCAGCTTTTTCAAAGCGTCCCATTAAGGCGACACCCTCGTCAAAGGATAAACCTAGTGACTTAATTTGGGGTGCACCAGAGATGACCTTACTCATTAAATCCTGAACACCGACCCCAGTTTTTTGGGAAGTAAAAGTGACCGTATCAAGTACCATAGCGAGGTCTTTAGACTCAAGACCATAGGCTTCAATGGCCTGTTTGGCAGAAATAGCCGATTGCGTCACATCCGAGCCATTGATTTCAGCGTATTTGATTAACAAAGCCGAAGCCTGTGATAAAGCATCTCCAGTTAAACCAAACTGAGTATTTAATTCCCCAACGGCACTTCCTGCAGTCGCAAAATCTGTAGGAATGGAAGTGGCGAGTTCAGTCGCAATATCTTGCATCCCTTCAAGTGCCTTTCCACTAGCACCAGTCTTAGTGATGATGATATCCATCCCTTCATCAACTTCACGAAAAGCTTCAAGAGATTGTTGCCCAAATTCGATTAACTTTTGAGAGAGTTCACCCAATCGGTCTCCAAACTCCATGAGGATATCTGCTTTTAATAAACCATTGGTTTGTTCAAGGCTTGCTGCAGATTGTTGGGAGGCATTGGAAAGCCCCTCCATTTCCTGTTGGAGATTGTTATAGGCTGTCTTAGTATCGTTGAGTGTTTTCTCAAGCCGATTGGCTTCGACAGAATTCTCGCCATATTCTGATTTGGTTAGTTCTAACTGACGTTCTAAATTCGCAATTTGACGCTCAACGAGTTCAGACTGACTAGAAATTCTTCTTTGTGCTAAGGCTAATTTTTCAGACTCTGAAGCATTTGAACCAAGCTGACTCTCTTGCAAACGAAAGGTTGAATTGAGTTTCTCACTCTCTGATGCTAATTGGGCCTGTTCAGTTTCTAAACCGTTTAATTTCGACCGGTTGCTATCAACTGTGTTTCCGTGAGAATCAAGCGCTCGATTAACTCCTTCAAGTTTTGTTTCATAGCTTTTTAGGACATTTTGTGTTGTCTCAACTTCACGTTGGAATGCTCGATATTGTTCTGCACCAATATCCCCACGTTGGAATTGCGCATCAACCTGACTTTGTGCCTGACGTAAGGTTTCTAATTTTTCTTTCGTGGTCGCAATCTGTTTAGAAAGCACCTCTTGCTTTTGAGTAAGGAGAGTGACATTACCAGTATCAAACTTTAAGGCTTTATCAATTTGTTTCAGCTCTTTAGTGGATTCTGCTGCTTCTTTATTAATTCCCTTTAAGGCCCGTTGTAACGGTTGGGTGTCACCACCAATCTCAATCGTAATGCCTTTGATGTTACCAGCCATGACACTCCCTCCTTTCTCTAAAAGTTATCAAAGTCAGCTTGGGTTGCTCGTCTAGTTTGTGGTTTGTCCGAGCGCAAGGCGACATAATCCGTTTGATAATCCAGCGCCATCCCAATGGAGATGTGCTTTAAATCATCCATAGACAGTCCAGTCTCCTTGCAACAAGACAAGTAGCTTTCTACCGTGAAGATTTCTTCACTCGCTTCATCGGTTTCATCGACTTTTTTCGAGTCGACATTCCTTGATTTAACATCTCCATCAAGACTGGTCCAATCTCCTGAATCGGAAACTCTTCCATCTCCATAAAGAAAACATCAAATGCTTTCACCCGTGGATTGGCTGATTTGGCAAATACCCAAAATAGTCGATGAAAGAAGGTCATATCGAAATCAGAAAGAATAGAGACATCCATATTTTGTGCGGTTAGCTCCTCTCCTTCTTCTAACTGATTAAGTTGGTCTAAAATAGACTTAGCATTAATCATTTGAAAGAGGTCTTGAAAGTAATCTTTACCGAATTGTTCTTTATAGGCAATCGGCGTGTAAGCATTACTTGCTAGTGGGTAAACTTTCCCACAAATCGTCACCTGTTTTCTCATGTACGACTACCTCCACTTGCGACAGTTGGCTCATATACAGACTTAAACCAATTTTTCTTCACTGTTTCGGGGGTCTCTTCTGTTGTCCGACGACGAACCACCTGATCAAGTGGACGTGGACTGGCTGTGAATTTCAATTCCACTTCATTGATATCACTACCATTCTTGGTTTTTGAGCCTACTGTTGGTCGAGAGGCATAACAATAATAGAGGACATGAAGTGTCTCCTTCTTATCCCCTTCGAAACGGAACATTAATGCGAAGTTTTTCCGAGTCGCATTGGATGATTCCGTAATCACCTTATTGGTGTCATCTAATGTTTCCCCTAACACTCGAGTTAAGAATTCTTGTGTTAAAAGGGCAACCTTCAAAGTTCCACTATAACCATCATTGGATTCGGTCGTATAAAAGTTGATATTATCCGCTTTATAGGAACCAGAATCTCCTGTTGCTTCAAGTGTCAACTCTGCAGCACCTCTTAATCGTTCAACATTCCCATAGGTTAAGGCTCCGTCACTCCCTTCCGTTGTGACTTCTGCCCAGTGGACATCTTGTAGACCAAACGTGACTTTATTTTTTTCAGCCATATTTTCTCCTTCTTAAAATGCAAAATGAAAAGCAACCTGATAAAGTTGCTCGGTATCAATATAAGTTTCAACCTTGTCAAAAAACAAATGTTGCTCCATCAGAAAAGCTTCAATCTTCTCTTCAACATAAAGGTCTTTCTTCCTTGTGTAAAGTTCAAGAATGAATTGCGCGCCCTTATGGTAAACCTGATTGTCTGCCCCAAAGTTTTCTGATTGCGGACTATAATAAACCATAAAAGGCGGACTTGGACTGTGACCTTCTTCGAAGTGATGATAAGCAATCGGAAGATTTAAGGCTTTTAGCTGTTTAAAAAACTCCTTTTCGTTCATAGCTTACCTCTAATTCTCTTCTCCAAAGCTTGAACTGCTTTTTGTTCAACGGGTCCAATATGAGGACGCCCGGAAACTCGACCACCATTTTGTTTGGCATAGCCATTCTCAAGTAGATGAGTTAGGCCTGGTGTCCGATTATGAATCGTTTTCGTTTTACCAGTGGACGTGCTACTCGTTTCCTTTGAAGTCCACCCTCTCACATAGCGACCACTCCGCTTGGGCGATGTAGATTTTAGAGTCGCAATGGCCTCGTCCGTTACAGCATCGACGGCTTCAACTACCGTCTCTGTTGTTTGATGCAAGTATTCCTCTAGCTCCTTTTCAATAGCCCTACTCAGTTCATCATCTCTCATGGCTCTTCCTCCACTCGACATTTGACCATTTTCTTTTCAAAAAAGACATGGTCAATTGAAAGAATATTAAACGATTTCCCTTGAAAGATGAGTTGTGTATTGGTGGTATCAAGTGTGGCGACTTCTGAATCATATCTAAGAGTGACTATCAGCTGTAGTTTTCGTTTCGTTTGACCCACTTCAAATATCTCATCACTATTTGCTTGATTCACACTAGCCCACCGTGAAAATAAATCAGTAAACTGACTTGTTTCGTTACCAATATCATCTTGAGTAATCACACGTTTCTTGAAAAGAACTCGCCGGTTTAAAGGGGCAATTTTCATTTAAAACACCTCTTTTCGCAAACCACCCAACAGATGATAGAGGGTCTCTTTCAAATCATGATGGTTAGCCTCTTCTCGGTGCTCGAAAAGATAAGCTAACGCATAGAGCATTGCGGAGCGAATAAGCGGTGTATCCACCAACTCATCCACTCGCAATACGTCTTTGCAGAGTTCTTCACTCGTTGCAATCAAGACTTTTATTAAATCATCTTCCTCAGAAGTATCAACTCGTAGATAGATTTTAGCTTCTAAAAGCGTAAGCATATCTTACCCTTTCATGGTGAGCACTTTGACAGCTTCAGGAAGAACCAATTTCCCATCCACACGTTGGCTACCCAAGAACCCTACTTGACCACTTGTCGCATAAAGTTCATTCAGACGCTTAAAGCTACGTCCTTGACGGTCACTAATCCAATAATGAGAGAAGTCACCGAAGGCAAGTACCTTATTCCCTGATGCGATTTCTGGGGCATAACTTGACGTATAGTAGGGGCGGTTCAAAATCATGTCGGGCACACCTGCTTGAACAGAAGGTTGCCAGATGTAATTTCCGTTGTTGTCCTTCAACTTACGCAGAGCCTTGACAGTAGAATCATTGAGAATCCAAACGGAATTCTTACGGTAAGGTGACTTGAGGGAATGATAAAGGTCCATCACATCATCAAAGGTGATGTTAGCACCTGTTGAAGTAACCCCTTCAGTAACTGTGGTAAAGACACCAGTTGGTTTACCAGAACCATCACCAATCAAGAAGGCTTCTTCTTCCTTAGACCCAATGCGTCGAGCAAACTCTTCTGCCATATAGGATTCAAGGTCAAAGACAGAGTCATGAATCAACTCCTCTGAAATCTTGATAGCTGTCCCAACCTTGTAAGCACCAAGAGTCACTTGGCCAAAGGTTTCTTCACTCTCTGGGTAAGTACCATTTTCATCCATCCACGCAGCCGTACCATGACCTGTCACCACTGGAATCTTGCGCTCACCATTTGAGGTCTTGATAATGGTTGCCAAACGACGGAAGAAGTTCTCCTCTTCAAGAGCCTTAATCAAGCGGTTCTCGTATTCATCAGGTACTAAGTAACCACCTTGACCATCATTCCCAATGTTCAAGGTATTATTAACGTCAAAGAAATTCTTTTGACGCACATTTTTCCAGAATGATTGGTTGTAAACAGTTGAAGCCGTACCTGTCTTCTCATCACCACCAGCATCAGTTCGTGGTTGAGAGACAATAGCTGCGCTAGTTGCTTGTGATAGTTCACGCTCAATACGTTCTTGGCGTTCCAAACGGTCAATCTCTTTTCCAAGGTCAACCACTTCTTGTTCCAACTTATCGTAGCGTTCACTATCTTCCTGTGAAATCATGCCCTTTTCATCACGACATGAATCTAAGAAGTTCTTGGCTTTATCCCAAGCCCTGGCACGTTTTTCTCGTAGTTCTAAAATTTTGTCCATAATATAAATGTCCTCCTAGGGTTTTAATAACTGTAGTCGTTTTTCCAAGGTGCTTACTGCAACATTGGGTTTATCTATCAACTGTTCACACTTGGCGACCACTTGATTAGTTACTGTCTGCATTGAAAATGCATAGGCATCTTGTGGCTCATCATTGTCATGAGTGCCGTCGAAGATAATCTGATCCGCAAAACCTAACTCAACTGCTTTCTTTGCATTGAGCCAAGTCTCTCCATCCATGAGATTTGAGAGTTTCTGACGACTTAGAGATGTCTTAATTTCATAAGCGTTGATAATCGACTCCTTCACTTCATTTAGGAGCTGAATAGCTTTTTCCATCTCACGTTTGTCACCACTCGCAAAAGTGGCCGGATTATGAATCATCATCATAGAGACTGGACTCATGTTTACAATTGTTCCAGCCATGGCAATGACAGATGCTGCACTAGCCGCAATGCCATCAATGTTTACGGTGACTGCTCCTTTATAATCCATTAACATGTTATAAATCTGAGCAGCCGCAAAGACATCTCCACCCGGGCTATTAATCCAAAGCGTGATATCTCCTTGTTCTGAAAGCAATTCATCTTTAAAGAGTTGAGGAGTTATCTCATCCCCAAACCAAGATTCACTGGCAATCACACCATTTAAAAAGAGGGATCGTTCCCCCTCATTTTTGACCCAATTCCAAAATTTACGCATCTTTGATAAAACCTCCTGCGTCTTCTAACTTGGTCATGTTGCCATTGACCAAGTAAAGGTCACCACCTTCTTCTTTTGAAAGTGGGTTCATGTCCTCTAAGCGTCTAATATCATTTGTTGACAACCAACCATTTTGACGGCCTATGGCATAGCCATTCATCCGACTCTGATAGTCCCCTCTTAACAAGCCATCCACATTGAATTTGATAAAATAATTCTTCTTCTCATCAGGTAAGAGCAGAGCTTTTTGAAAGGCTTGTTCAAATCGAACTACCCATGGGTCTAGCGTGTACTTCACAAACTCCAAGGACTGTTGTTCAATATTTGAAAAAGAAGATTTCTCCAAGTCGCCAACCATATGAGGTGGTATCCGATAGAGTCTTGCAATTTCATTGATTTGAAACTTACGTGTCTCTAAGAACTGGGCTTCATTGGGTGGAATCCCAATAGTCTTATAGCTCATGCCTTCTTCAAGGACAGCAACCTTATGGCTATTGTTTGTGCCTTGATAGACTTGATTCCACGAATCTCTAACCTTACTGGGGTCTTTGAGAATACCGGGATGTTCCAAAACACCTCCGGGATTCGCACCGTTCGCAAAGAATGATGCACCATACTCTTCAGTCGCCAAGGTCATACCAACGGCATTTTTTGCCATAGCAATCGGTGAATAACCAATTAGACCATCAAAGCCAAGGCCAGGTACATGAAGAACTTCACTCTTCTTAAGAATGATATTGCCCTTGTCCTTAAAGTTTGGGTTATCCTCTTCACTCCGTTGATATACATAGTAGAGTTCACCCTTATCATCTCTCTTGACGGACACCCTGTCTGGTAGCAAAGGATACAAGGCTAAGACTTGTCCTCTTCCATCACGAATAATCTGGGCATAAGCATTGCCCCAAATCAAGAGGTGAGTCATGAGTGTCTCACGAAAGACAAAGGAAGTCATGTCTGGATTTGGTTCATCATGAAGTAAGTAATAAAGCTGATGATTAACATCTTGTTCCTTGCCTTCATCCGTATACTTGTAAACATGAATGGGGAGACTGGCAATCGCCTCAGCTAAAATTCGCACACAGGCATAGACTGCCGTGGTTTGAAGAGCCGTCATTTCATTGACGTTCTTCCCTGATGTGGTTCGTCCAAAGAGGTATGAAAAATCCGACCCCTCATACGAGTTGGTCGGTTTGTCTCTTGCCCTCTTTAAGCCTATCAATTCTAAAATTCCCATAGAACCTCCTTCTAAAAACTCAAAATTCCTCGTTGGTCGTAAATGCTGCCGTCATCACCTTTGTGACGGATACAACGGTCTAATCCCATAATCAATGCCACAATGCCATCAATCTTATCGACCGATTTTTCTTTGTCTGGCTTGATATTGCCAGCTGGGTCTTGCCGCATAACCACGTTTTGAGCCATCCATTTTAAAACTGGATGTCCACCGTGTGTGACTCTGCCCTCCATCATGAGTTTGTAGAGTTCCTTAGATGGTGGTGACATATCCTTATACCCTTGACCAAATGGCACAACAGTTAACCCCATGTCTTCCAAGTTCTGAACCATCTGTGTCGCATTCCAACGGTCGTAGGCTATTTCTTTGATGTTGAACTTAGTCGATAAATCCTCGATAAAACGTTCAATAAAGCCATAATGCACCACATTACCTTCGGTTGTTTTGAGATAACCTTGGCGTTCCCAAACATCATAAAGAACATGGTCACGCCTACACCTCAAAGGTAGCGTTTCTTCTGGCAACCAAAAATAGGGTAAGACAATGTACGATTCATCTTCCGTCCGTGGTGGAAACATTAAAACAAAGGCAGTAATGTCAGATGTACTTGATAAGTCAAGTCCTGCATAGCACTCTCTTCCTAAGAGACTTGTTTCGTCAATCGGTAGATTACCTTTATCATAGACATGTTCCGCAATCCACGTCACGGTTGAACTCGTCCACATATTCAGTCGAAGCTGCTTAAAGACATTTTCTTCAGCTGGATTATCGATGGCATTTCGATAGGCTTCACGCACTCGGTCAATCTGTATGGTGTGACCCAGTGAGGGATTTGCCTTATACCAATTTTCTTCATCCTGCCAATCCTCATCGTTAGCTAGGCCATAAACGACTGGATAGAAAGTTTCATCTTTCTTTCGTCCAGATAAGATGTCTAGTGCCTTTGTATGAAGTTCATAACAGATAGAGTTTTTGTCAGTTCCTGCGGTAGTGATGATAAAGAACAGAGGTTGTTCACGCGCATCACCAGAACCTTTGGTAAGAACATCATAGAGATGGCGGTTGGGTTGAGCATGGATTTCATCAAAGACAAGTCCTGATACATTAAGCCCATGCTTTGTCCCAGTCTCCGCAGATAGCACTTGGTAAAAACCTGCATTATTGTAATTGACAATGCGTTTAGTTGCACCCATGATTTTGGAGCGTTTGTTTAGTGGGTTTGACATTCCAACCATTTGTTTGGCGACATCAAATACAATGGAGGCTTGGTTTCTATCACAGGCTGCACCGTAAACTTCAGCACTGGCTTCACCATCCGCATAAAGAAGATAAAGGGCAATCGCAGCTGCGAGTTCACTCTTACCATTTTTCTTTGGAATCTCTACATAAGCGGAGAGAAACTGTCTGTTTCCATCCTCTTTCACAATTCCAAACAAGTCACGAATAATCTGTTCCTGCCATGGTAAGAGTAAAAAGTGCTTACCTGCCCATTTCCCTTTTGTGTGTTTCAGATTTTGGATAAAGGCTACCGCTCTGTCTGCCTTCTTCTCATCGTAGTGTGAGGTTGGCAACATAAAAGGACTTGGTTGATAGTGATAAGACATTCTATACCTCCGAGAGTAGTCGTTCCATTTCATCTTGTTCTCCATCACTACTATCAGCCTGTATTCGACTTCTTGCAGAAGGGGTTAGACCAAATTGCTCAGAGAACTTGAGCATGATTTTCATGTTGGTTTGAGCAATGGAAACTTGTGGAACCTGCTGGAGGTAGCCGTTAGGTGTTTTGATAATAGAGCCGTGTTTCGTTAGGAACTCTTCTGCCTCTTTCCATCTAGCATAGGCTTGGCAGTATCCTGCAAAAGCCGTCATATCCATATCTGTCAAAAGACCCATGGACTCGAGCACCTTGCTCATGCGTTTCCATTCTTTCTTGGCATCCTCTTCTAACCACGATGGGCATCGAGGAGATTTCTTAGTTGGTTTAGGTTCTTTATGGTTGAGAGGACGCTTACCTGGGTTACCTTCAAGAACTTTTAAACCAGTTGGTTTTGGTTTACGTCCACGTTGTGCCAGGCCGCTCACCTCCTATCTTCCATTTTTCTGACACGCAAAAAGGCCTCTTGCGAAACCCTTTCGGTTTATTGTAATTGTTCAAATGTCATGTTCTACTCTACTCGATTTATTCTATCCACACCATAGACGACACTCAGACTACTGCCATTATCCCAATGAACCAAAACTGAAGCTAGGTCATCGTGTCCATAGACAGTTCCAAGCATTCCAATAGGTGGTGGAAATGGATCATCCATTTCAAGTAGTTTAACTCGACAGCCTACAGGGTATAAACGTTCAACTCTTTCTTTTGCACCACTATTCATTGTGAAGCCTCCTTCTTTTTGGTAGCTGTATGTTACCACTAGTACCAAACACTATCCAGTCATTAGCGAAGATTTTAGCAAGAAAGAATAGCTTTTCCAATCGCATAAGCAACGTTTACGGTTACACCATTACCTGCTTGTTTATAGAGTTGGGCATCAGAGTTAACGGCTTGTGCTTTCTCAAAGAGGTCATCGGTGAACCCTTGAAGTCTAAAACACTCACGAGGTGTCAACCGTCTGATTTTAACCATTCGACCATTCCAGACTACTGCTCCCATTTGACCATTACAAGAGAGGTTATGAGCAATACCTTTACCAACTCTAGCTCGCCTTGTTTGAGAAGCTGGATAAGATAGGTCAACCGAATCACCGAGTTCTGCCACTTGGGAGCCTTGCTTTGTTCCATTACGAACCTTTATTCCTTCAAGGACTCCATGTCGGTCTTGTGAGGTTAATGTAAACATAGGCTCACCGTCGTCTTTTAGTCGTCTACCATTTTGACGTTTGTTTACTCGGTCTGGGGTTAAGATAGGCTGAACCTCCAACACACCTGAGTTCATCGCTGTCCTCTTAGTAGAACCCGCCGTGTAACGGGCAGTGATGCAACGTGCTTGGTCTGTTACCTTTGACTTAGTTATGGATTGGTCAATCAAGTAAAGCCCTGTTTTTGCCCCAACACCGCCACCAGTGCCAACCAGAGTTGTGGAAATGCCATCCGTATCATAAACACGGTAGGACTGCATACCACCTACAAGTTGCTTAAGATTGCCACTGCTTTCTGGCTGGAGAGGTAATACTTGTCGTCGACCTCTGCTTCTAAGATGTCCGATAGTGTAGACACGTTCTCTGTTTTGGGGAACTCCGTAATCTTTAGAATTGAACACTTGCCATTCAAGGTCGTACCCTGCTTCGTCCAGTTCAAGGAGATAGTCGAGAAAATCGACTCCTCTGCGACTTGATAAAAGTCCCTTAACATTCTCAAGGATGAGCCACTCGGGCTTATCTTCTTCACTTTGGCTCTTGAGAAGGTCAACGAGTGTAAAAAAGAGTCCACTTCTTTCAGCTCGTAGTCCAGCTCGCTTTCCTGCGATAGACACATTTTGGCAAGGACTTCCCGCAGTCCATATATCTGCTTTTGGAATGTCAGTTGCCTTGAGTGTTGTAATGTCATCTCTAAACCATTCTCCTTCCGCATCATACATAGCTTGGTAACTCTTCACCGCAAACTTGTCCTTTTCGCAATAACCAATGCATGTCATGCCAGCTAACTCAAGTCCACGTCTAAATCCTCCAATACCTGCGAAGAAATCAATAAAAGTCAATTGGGTCATACTGTCACCTCAACTAACTCTGAGTATTTGATTTCCTTACCATCTCGCACAACTTTTATTGATTGGTCACCAGTTGCCTCATAGTAACGTTTCACAATCACATCCACAAACTTTTCATCCAATTCGATACCATAACAAATCCGACCTGTTTCTTCACAAGCCATTAGTGTTGACCCACTTCCAAGGAAAGGATCAAGGACTAATGTTCCACGCATAGATGAGTTTTGAATGGGATAAGCCATCAATTGAACTGGTTTCATGGTTGGATGGTCTTTACTGGACTTAGGTCGGTCATACTCCCAGATAGTTGTTTGTTTCCGGTCAGAGAACCATTGGTGTTTTCCTTTGTTCTTCCAACCAAAGAGACAAGGTTCATGCTGCCACTGATAAGGGCTGCGACCAAGAACAAGTGAGTTCTTTTTCCAGATGCAGCATCCACTCAAGTAAAAGCCTGCATCTTTGAACGCTTTACGGAAGTTATACCCTTCAGTATCAGCATGAAAAACATAGATTGAGGCATCGGACTCCATGTTCTGTTCCACATTAACGAACATAGCAAACAAGAACTTATAAAAGTCAGAATCACTCATGTTGTCGTTCTTGATTTTACCTGCTGTCTCTTCCACATTGACGTTATATGGCGGGTCTGTTAAAACCAAATTAGCTTTCTTATCCCCTAGCAATGAGGTGTAAGTCTCTGGTAAGGCAGAGTCACCACAAATCACACGGTGCTTACCTAAGTACCAAATGTCACCTTGCTTAGCAACCGTTGGTTTCTTGAGTTCTTCATCCACATCAAAGTCATCTTCTTTGACTTCCTTGTTATGGACCTTAGAAAAGAGTTGGTCAATTTCCGGAAACTCAAAACCAGTTAGGTCTGTATCAAAGGTGGCTTCTTGTAAGTCCAACATCAAATCCGCAAGCAATTCTTCATTCCAACTACCTGTGATTTTGTTTAGTGCAACATTCAGTGCCTTAACTTTGTTTTCATCTTCAATATGGACTTGAACGCACTGTACTTCTGTAAAGCCCAAGTCTTTCAAGACCGTCAGTCGTTGATGACCACCAATGATAGTCATATCATAGTTGACAATGATAGGTTCGACATAACCAAACTCTTCAATTGACCGTTTAATTTTTTCGTATTCCTTGTCCCCTTTTTTGAGAGCCTTCCTTGGGTTATAACTAGCTGGATTAAGTTGGTCAACTGTTAATGTTAACCATGTCATACTTTCTTTCGTCATCATGTCCTCCGTGGTGTTCTTGCGCAGGTTCTGCTGCAATATTTTCTTGTAGGGCTACCGTAAGCTGTGAAGGTCTTACCGCACAGTTCACAAACATGGCTATCAGCTTTTTCTGGATGTTGCGTCACCCAATTCTTACGACGGCAACTGTCTGAGCAGAATTGTTTCGTTCTCCCTTTACGAGGTTGCTTAATGGGTTTCAAACATTCTTTGCACAATTGTCCATTTCTTTGTCCGTCAGAAATCATAGCCACTACTGCCTGACCATAACCCTTTAGATGAGGGTTAGCACTGCAGTAGCGTTTGACTGCCGTCAGACTGAGGTCAAGCAAGTTTGCGATTTTGCGATAGCCCAGACCCTCGTTTCTCATTTTCCACACTTGTTTTGCTTTAAAATCGTTCATTTTAACCTCTTTTAGTTAGCTTTTATCCCAGTTTTTGGGTAAAAATAAACGACAAGATTTAATGAAAAACCTTGTCGTAGATAATGTTTGGGGTCAGTAAAAATCTATTTTTGTGTACCCCCTTTTGAATTTTGCGACTTTTCACGTTTGAGGGGGCGCCGGTCTTTTAACCAAGCGGTTTGTAGAGATTTTATCCCCCCTAGGGGTCAGTATTTATAAACTTGATACCTGTCTGCTGTCATAGTTTTTCGATCATGACAGGACTTGCATAGAGCTTGCCAGTTGTTCTCATTCCAGAAGAGTGTTTCATCACCTCGGTGAGGAGTCACATGGTCAACGACAACAGCCTTGGTGTAAATGTTCTTCTTCAAGCAGTGCTCACACAGTGGATGCTTGCGAAGGAAACGAGTCCTTGCCTTGTTCCACTTGGAGGTGTAACCTTTCTCACTGGTTGACTTAACATCACGGATGTGTTCCTTAGCGTGTTCGTCGCAGTACTGTTTTCCATGAGGAACGAGATACTTGCAATTGTTATGCTTGCAAGGTTGGTTAGGTCGTCTTGGCATTTAGCCACCTACACTTCCCAAGGAAGGTCAGCCTTACCGAAGTGACCATAACAAGTGGTCTTGGTGTAATCCACGTTCAGCAAGTCCAGCTCCTTAATAATTCCTTGAGGTGTTAAGTCATAGCGGACACGAATCATATCAACAATACTCTCATCTGAGTATTCACTTGTTCCAAAGGTATTCACATAAATAGACACAGGTTCTTTCTTACCAATCGCATAGGCAATTTGAACTTCACAACGTTTGGCAATCTTTTCTCGAACGAGGTCACAAGCAATCTTTCTAGCCATGTATGCACCAGAGCGGTCAACCTTACTTGGGTCTTTCCCTGAGAAAGCACCACCGCCGTGACGACAAATACCACCGTAGGTATCCGCAATAATCTTTCGACCAGTTACTCCTGCATCCGCAAAGCTACCACCCAGAACGAAACGACCAGTAGGATTGACTAACATCTTAAAGTCGGTATTGAGTTTATAGTCCTTAGCGACTTCAAGCATGACTTGACTAACAATTCCAGTTACCATGGCAAGACTTGCTTTTTCCTTATGTTGAGTGGAAATCAAAAAGGTATCGATTCGCTCCTTATCGTAGTCGTAAGAGACTTGAGCCTTAGCGTCCAAACCGAGTAAAGGATGATTAAGCTCTTTCAACTTCAAAAGAGCCTTGGTCGCAAGGACATAAGGTAATGGCAACAACTCTTTTGTCTCATCAGTCGCATAGCCAAACATCAAGCCTTGGTCACCCGCACCACCACTATCTACTCCTTTTGCGATGTCACTGGACTGTTTTCCAATTAAGTCAATGAGATTGAACTTCAACATTCCCAAAGGCTCAAGGACTGACTTCACAATCGCCATGGTGTCATAGTGATGATTAGTAGTGACTTCACCTGCCACGATGACCTTTTCATCCTTGATTAAGGTTTCAACAGCCACTCGACTTGCTTTGTCATGCTTTAGACAGTCAGTCAAAATTGCATCTGAAATCTGATCACAAATCTTATCTGGGTGTCCCATAGATACCTGTTCACTGGTAAAAATCATTTTTTCCTCCACGAAAAAAGGCAACCTCTTCTTTGGGTTACCCTTTGGTTTTATTTGGCTTGTCTGCCTGCCTCATAGGCGGATTCAAGTGCTCGTTTAATGCCCCAGACCGAAACGTCGTAGAAGTCTAAGTTGTCTGACCAACGTCTTTCTAAGGTTTCAACATCGAGTTCTTCTTGGGCAATCTTGGTTAAAATTTCTTCTTGGGTCATGGTGCTGACCTTCTTTTCCTTTTGTGACTGTATATTACCGTACAGTTTAAAAGGTAGCCAGTCATAACTGGAGAATTCTTTACATTTTTCGACATCATAAGTATAGCACTTAAATTTGTTAGTGTCAGTACAGACTTAGTCCAACTTGAGTACAATGTTAGTCCACTTCTACCATTCAGTTGACTTTTGAGCGAACTGATACACTAGACGAAGCTCCTCAAGTGCCTTTTTTCTCCAATTGGATACTGTCGACCGTGAGATAGTATAATTGTTTGCCAATTCATCCCAGCCTAGTCCAGAAATAACCATATCATGCGTAAATTGTTTCAGATTGTCATTCATCATTTCTAAGGCGACATCAAAGAAATCAAGGTCATTTTTCAAGATTAAGTATCGAGTTTGTATAGAGTCAAGATACTCCTTATTTTCAGCAGCAGTCTTTTCACGGAATGTCAAAGCAAGATTTTCTGTCCGAGTATTTGTTTTAGTCTGAGTGACACATTCATTATCATTATGCTCAAAGGTCAATGATTGAATGACTTCATCAACCGTAATTGGTTTATAGTTTTCCAATTGGAATTCTAGCACCTTCAATTCCTGTTTTGCATAAGCGTAATTCTCAAAGTAGTATTCCACTTTATCGGTCATAGATCCCCTCCTACCTGTGCTTTAACAGCTTCAATAAGTCGTTCCTGAACATCATCCTTATCATCTAGTGCTTTTAAAATATTCTCATCAATCGTACCTTCAGTGACGATGTGTTGAATCACAACTGTTTTGGAATTTTGCCCTTGTCGCCACAAGCGAGCATTGGTTTGTTGGTAGAGTTCCAATGACCAAGGCAAGCTGAACCAGACTAAATGATGTCCACCCTTTTGAAGGTTGAGTCCATGACCATTACTGGCTGGATGAATGAGTCCAACCGTAATCTTGCCATCATTCCAATCTCGAATATCTGACTCCTCTTTGAGTGTTTTGAAGTTGGCCTTTAATTTTTCCAGCCGCTCAACAATGCGGTCATAGTCATGTTTAAACCAGTAGGCCAGTAAGAGTGGTTCGCCATTTGCAGCTTCGACAATATCCTCAAGAGCATCTAACTTTTGATTATGGAAGGTCACAGTATCCTTGTTATCAGAATAGACTGCACCGTTTGCCATCTGACAGAGTTTTTGGGAAAGACTTGCAGCACTTGATGCTGTAATGTCATCATCTTCCAAGTAAGATAGAACCATGTCACGGCTCATGGATTTATAAACCTTGGTTTCTTTGTCTGTCATTTTCACAGGATAGCGTGTGGTGATTAACTCTGGCATGTCCAAATAGTCTAAGGCTTTCATGGAAATGGTGATGTCAGAGATTTTGTCATAAATCTGTGCTTCCGCAAAATCCATTGGGATATACTCATAGACCACATAACCTTGACTATATCCCTCACGGAAGTAGCGATTGCGGTACTCTGTAATGAAAAAGCCCAAACGCTCTCCACCATCAATGACCTTGAACTCTGCGAATAAGTCCATCAAGCCATTGGAACTGGGTGTTCCTGTTAACCCTACAACACGTTTCATAAATGGACGCATGGTCATGAATGCCTTGAATCGCTTGCTTTTCCAAGACTTGAACGAACTCAATTCATCAATCACTACCATGTCCCATTTGAAGTATGGGTGGCATTGTTCTACCAACCACGGAAGGTTTTCTCGATTGACAATATAGATGTCCGCATCAGCTTGAAGCGCCTCAAGCCGTTGTTTAGGTTTACCGATAATTTTTGAATAGCGTAAGTGTTTCAACTCAGCCCATTGCTCAATCTCATCACTCCAGACTGTGCTTGCAACTCGAAGTGGGGCAATAACCAAGACCTTTGTCACCTCAAAACGGTCGTAGATTAGCTCATCTATCGCTGATAGGGTGGTTGCTGTTTTCCCCATCCCCATATCAAGAATGACTGCTGCATTTGGGTGGTCAAGGATGAAGTCCTTGGTGACTTCTTGATATTCATGTAGACTCAATTGCATCCAAAATTCCTCCAATCTGTTCTAACCCATCGAGGACATAGACGGTGAAGCCTAACCTCTTGAGTTGCTTATGTCTTGATACTTGTAAGGCTCGTGGCTTACCCTTTGATCTCTTCACTTCCACCATGCCAAATTTCCCATCAGGAAGAAAGACGAGCCTATCTGGCACACCAGCAAAACTTGGAGACACCCACTTTGGACAAATCCCACCACGTTTTTTGACTTGGTTCACCAATTCCTGTTCAATTGTTTTTTCTAGCATTCTTTTACCTCTTCAAAATAGTGTGTAGGTCTAAGACACTCATTTCCTAAACTTTCCCTATAGGCTTTTTTATATAGAATTTTTTACTATAGAGACTTTTAGAAAAGACCATAATAGACCTACACTAAATCTAAAAATGCTGGTCATGTTGCTTAATACAAATAACTTTTTTTGTCATGAGTACATAAAACTTTGATAATAGACTCCAATGACCAGCACTAACATTTTTTCACTCTCCCTTTGATGTGTAAGTCGAGTTCTTTTGATGTCAGTCAAATTTTGACTCAATCTAAGAAGTCATTGTCATCATCAGTCAGTTTCAGACCAATAATCAGATTTCCTTTACTGGTTCGCTTGCGAGTGTATCCTGCTTGTGTAAGGGCTGCGTAGAAATCTGTCGTGCTACGGGTGTACTCCATATTTTTAAGACAATAAGCCCGATACTGTGAATAGAGTTCCCCAGACTTCTCCGTGTAACTATCGTCAATTTCACAACACTCATTTAAGAAATGACCTAGCCAATCGTTAGCTTCACGATAGGCTTTGACAGACTTCGATACTGCAGCTGGTACAGTAGTTTTAAAATTAGCTTGAATGGCTTTATGCGCACCTTCAATAATCCACGACAAAATAGCCGGAGCCGCATTATCGTACAAGTAATCCGCAAAGTTTTTGATGTCTGACCTTGCAGTGATTTTGGCATTAAAAGGTACAACAACCAACCGACGCCAAGTGCCATCATCATTTGCCCCAACTTTTGGGAGATGATTGGTGTACAGCACTAACGTGTGAGAAGGAACAAAATGGAACGGGTCCTTATACTTCTTCTCCGCTTGAATTTCATCAGTTGATGTAATTTGTTTAACTACGGCAGTATTAAGGCGCATACCTTCAGCCATCTCAGAGGCAATAACTAGTCGCTTTCCTTTTAACTCCGCAAGCTCAGGGCTTACGTTTCGTCGATTGGACATGGTAAGTGCATCCGCAGATAACTTTCCTGAGTAGCTTCCAAGTACACGAGCGATAGTATTCCAGAAGGTAGACTTGCCATTCGCACCACCACCGTAAGCAATAATCATATGTTCTTGATAAACTTTACCAATGGCTGCCATCCCAATAATCTGTTGGACATAATCAATTAACTCTTGATCCCCACAGAAGAAAGTTTCCAGTGTTTTCTGCCATAAGCCTTGACCTTTATCACTAGGAGATATTGAAGTCATTTTGGTGATATAGTCTTGAGGATTATGAGATTGTTGACCATTTAGTCCTTTTCGCAAATCAAAGGTGGATTCAGGAGTATTCAACAACATGTCATCACTATCTAATTCATATAATTCAACAGTAAGCATTGGCTTGGCGGTTTTGTAGACTGCCATTAAATTCTTATAATCACGGTGTTTCATGACAAATTTGTGAAACTCTTTAGCAGCAAGATAGGCTTTGAAATACTTCAATTGAAGAGATGTCTGAATAGACTTTTCAAGACGTTTGCCTCCAGCCTTCACAAGCAATTCATCGATGCCAGTTGACACAAGACTCTTTTCTGTTGTCACCAAGGTCTTTTCCGCCTCAGCTAGTTGTTCATCAGTAAAACTGACTACTGCTCCTAGAGCCAACTGCTTATTCTCTCGCCAGTGCGATCCATCATAATAGAGATAATCAGTCGCATTGGTATAAGCTAATTTGTCACAATACTCACGAGCCAATACTCCTGCTTCACCGACATCGGAATAGTCATCTGGTTTCAGTGTTTCTCGATTAAACTGTTCTGGCGAAACATAACCTTCAGAACTTTTAATGGTTTTATTGTAAAAACGTACTGCACTGCCCCAGATGGTATCTAACTCCGCTTTATCCAACGGTGGTTCACACTTTTCAGCTTGTTCATCAAATCCTGCTCTAGCTTCTTGAGTAACACCGAGTCGTTTAAGAATTTTAGCTGCAAACACGGACATGGTGTTATTGCGACTACCTTGGGTAATCGGCCCAGTCGGTGGTTTGTAGAAGTCTGCATCAAAGTCCTCTTCTTCATCAACAGAACCATTAGATAAGATGTCATCAATGGTTAGCCATGAATCATGCCAAACAACTTCTGCTTGCGGATTCCCAAAGAAGAACCGTGCTGCGTCCTTGGCATTATCATCAAAGAAACCATATCGGTTGACCAGTTCCTCCTTGAGTGCCACATAGACTTGAGAATCAGTGATTGATTCAATAGGAAAATAGATGTGAAATTTTGGACGTGGTGCCTTTGTTCCTTTAATAAGCATATGATTACGACTAGTTGCCAAGGCAAACTGGTAATCATCAAAAAGTTCTTCCAGCATCTCTGCCGTAACCCACTCATCTGGATTTTCTGTGTGGTCATTATCAATATCCATGACCACAACATCCGATTGAAGAAAGTTTGTGGTGGAGCGCGTGTTGTTTTGATAGCTCGCAGCTACATGGTCAAACTGGACTGCTTGGATTAAAGTCTGTTCATCAGTCACAATGACTTGATTTGGGTAGGCAGTGGTTGTCTGATTTCCAGCCTGTCCAGAGGTAAATAATGTTAATTGCATTTGCTTCCTCCATTTTTAGTAATGAGTTGAGAGTTTTCCCCTCCTACCTTACTAAGTAGAATTGGTGACAGATTTTCCGCTCAAATCGAAAATTTTTTCAAAAAAAAATAATCTTCCTTTATATACCTAGGAAGATTGTTTTTTTGTTTTAGGCGACAAGTTAAGCTGAATAAAATCTTTTTGAATTTTTTGTCCAAAAAGCGGAAAAATTATCCTCACGGTTACTTAGTAAGGTGTAAGGGATAAAAAACCGCTGAAATAAAAAAATTTGAAAAAATTGCTTCAAAAGCGGAAAAACCTCCCTCATTCTTACTTAGTAAGATAGAGAGAGGTTCTCTTAGAAAAATAGAGGAGGTCACAGAAATGACTGACAAACCAACAACTGTCACCCATGACGAAGATCTGGCTGATACCTTAATCGCCATCAGCGTCATCTCAAAACGACTCGCTACTAAAATCAAGGAGGATGACAACCATGAGTCAAATGAAAAAAATTGCTAGTCTGCTTTCAGAGTTAGAACAGAACAACCGCAACATTCTGGAAATCACAGAACGTAATCAAGCCATCCGTTTTGAAATTCAAGACCTGCTTAGTCCGAAAGAAACAAAGGTAGAAGATAAACAACCTGCTCCTACCTTTACTAAGGAAGATGTTCGTAAGGTCTTAGCCAGCAAAGCAAGCGATGGCTTTAAAAATGAAGTCAAAGCCCTTCTGAAAGCCTACGGTGCGGAATCCCTATCTACCTTAGATGAGAAACACTACGGTTCTGTCATTGAAGAGGCTGGAGGTATTGGTAATGACTAGCCATGCTCTACTCTCTGCATCTTCTGCCAGTAGGTGGATAGCTTGTCCACCCAGTGTGCGACTAACAGAAGACATCCCTAATCAGACAAGTACCTTTGCTCAAGAAGGAACAGACGCCCACGAGCTATGTGCCTATCTTGTGGAGAAGTCACTCGGTAGAAAGGCGCGTGACCCAACTGCGAGGCTGGAATACTACTCTGAGGAAATGCAGGAATGCGCAGAAGAATATCGCAACTATGTCTTAGGGCAAATTGAAATTGCCAAGTCACGTTCGCCAGACCCACTGGTTTTAATTGAGCAACGTCTCAACTTTGCCAGATGGGTGCCCGACGGTTTTGGCACAGGAGACTGTGTGATTGTCGCAGATGGACTTCTTCAAGTCATTGATTATAAGCACGGTTTAGGTGTCCTAGTCTCAGCCGACCACAATCCACAGATGATGTGTTACGCACTGGGGGCTTTGGATATGTTTGAGGAACTCTATGAGATTGAGTCTATCACCATGACCATCTTTCAACCTAGACGTAGCAACATTTCAACTTTTGAAATGACTAAAGATGAACTCCTAGATTGGGCTGAGAAGGAACTTGCTCCAAAGGCACAACTTGCCTATGAAGGACAAGGAGAAATGCAGTCTGGCAAACACTGTCAATTCTGCAAACTCAAAGCAGTCTGCCGTAAGCGAGCAGAGGACAATCTAGCTCTCGCTAGAATGGAATTCGCAGACCCTAGCACACTTGACGCACAAGACATCGCTGAGATTCTGCCTAAGATTGACCAACTCACCAGCTGGGCAAATGATGTCAAAGCCTATGCTTTTGAAGAAGCAAAAGCTGGACGCACCATACCGGGATATAAACTGGTCGAGGGTCGTTCCACTCGTAAATTCACCGATGAAAGTAAGGTTGCTCAAGCTGTCCTTGACATTGGACTTGACCCTTATGAGAAGAAACTTCTAACCATCACTGCCATGACTAAACTCCTAGGCAAGAAACAATTCAATGACCTACTTGGTGGTCTTATCTTCAAACCAAGCGGTAAACCACAACTCGTTCCAATTGACGACAGTCGTCAAGAAATGAACCTAGCTACAAATGATTTTAAAGAGGATTAAACTTATGACAACTAACGTACAAACAACAAAAGTAATCACTGGTCCAAATACACGCTTCAGCTACTTGAATGCCAACGAACCGAAATCCATCAATGGTGGGATGCCTAAGTACAGTGTGTCACTTATCATTCCAAAAGATGATACAGCTACAATTGATAAAATCCACGCAGCTATCGAACTTGCCTATAAAGAGGGTGAGGCTAAACTCAAAGGCAATGGGAAGACCGTTCCTGCTCTCTCAGTAATCAAGACCCCACTACGTGATGGTGACTTGGAGCGTCCAGATGATGCAGTATACCAAAATGCCTACTTCGTCAATGCCAATTCCCCACACAAGCCTGGGGTAGTAGATGCCAACCGCCAAGAAATCATTGATACCGCAGAACTCTATTCTGGTATCTATGGTCGCGCATCCATCTCCTTCTACGCCTTTAACTCTAATGGTAATAAGGGGATTGCCTGTGGGTTGAACAACCTTCAAAAGTTGCGTGACGGTGAGCCACTCGGTGGACGTACTCGTGCTGAGGACGACTTTGCGACTGAAGACGATGATGATTTTTTGAACTAATTTAGCTTAGTGGGTGGAACTCACTTCCCACCTACTATTTCATTTTAAAAGAGGTAAACAATGACAACAATAAATAACTTGATAAATTTGATCTCCGAAGCAACAGTTGCGACTATCTTATTTTCTATCTGGGCTTACGCTTGGATTACCTTCGTTAAATGGTTTGTGGATATTTCTAAAATGGCACTACATCACTTATTTCCAAATGTGAAATGGTTTAAATAATAAAGAGGAGGAAAAAAGAATGACCGAATACGAACACTTTATGTTGCAGATGTGCTTTAGCATGTTACTCGGCTACACCTGCGGGATGTTGCTCACCATTATCACGGATACAATTGGCAACATTAAAGAAAGACGAAAATCACGAAAAGATAAAACTCATAAATAATAACTTGGGTGGTGGTTTATATCATCGCCCTTATTTTGGAGGAATATACCTATGAAAGAACTATCCATTGATATTGAAACCTACTCAGAAGTTGATTTACGAAAGTCAGGTGTCTATCGCTACGCAGAAGATGATACTTTTGAAATCTTACTTGTTGCGATTTCTGTCGACAATGGCCCAGTAACAGTATATGATTTAACAAAGGAGGATTTACCTCAGGATATCATTGAAGATATTATTTCCGATAAGGTTATCAAATGGGCTTTCAACGCCAACTTTGAACGTGTTTGCTTCACTAATTGGCTCAAGCAACGTTACCCAGAGTTAATGAATTTGAATTTCCTCTCTCCTACTTCATGGCGGTGTAGCATGGTTTGGTCGGCCTATATGGGGTTGCCATTATCCCTAGAAGGAGTCGGTAGTGTCCTTGGATTAGATAAACAAAAACTCACATCAGGAAAAGACCTAATTCGCTACTTCTGCTTGCCTTGTCCACCAACTAAGGTAAATGGGGGTCGGACTCGTAACTCTCCTCATCACGCACCAGATAAATGGAGTGATTTTATCCTATATAATAAACGTGATGTAGAGGTTGAGTTATCTATCAAGGACAAACTGAAAAAATTTCCTGTGCCTGACTTTGTCTGGGCAGAATATCATCAAGACCAAATCATCAACGACAGAGGTATCAAGATTGACAGAGCCTTCGTTGAAGCTGCACTTGAGATTGACCGTATTAGTAAAGACAATATCCAAGCGAAACTTAAAGAACTGACTGGTCTAGATAATCCAAACTCAGTTCAACAGATGATTGGTTGGCTTCGTGACCACGGTGTCACGACTGATTCACTTGATAAGAAAGCAGTTAATGAACTCCTAAAAACGGTTGATGAAACGGCTGCTAGGGTGCTCAGATTCCGTCAGAAGGCAGCCAAATCAAGTGTGTCTAAGTACCAAGCCATGATGAACTGTATCTGTAAGGACGGACGTGCAAGAGGAATGTTTCAGTTCTACGGAGCAAACCGAACTGGACGGTGGGCTGGCAGACTGGTTCAGCTTCAAAACCTACCGCAGAACCATTTGAGTGACTTAGAGGAAGCGAGAACTCTCTTTAAAACTGGAGACTTAGAGAGCGTTGAATTACTCTATGATACCCAAGACACCCTTTCACAGTTAATCCGTACAGCTTTCATTCCTGATAAAGATTTGAAATTCATTGTCTGTGACTTCTCTGCTATTGAAGCGCGAGTGCTCTCCCATCTTGCGGGTGAGACGTGGCGTAGTAAAGTATTTGAGCGTGGTGAGGATATCTATTGTGCCAGCGCCAGCAAAATGTTTCATGTACCTGTAGAGAAACACGGAGTCAATAGTCACTTGCGACAGAAAGGAAAAATCGCAGAGTTGGCTCTTGGTTATGGCGGATCAGTCGGTGCGTTAAAAGCAATGGGTGCTCTTGATATGGGATTGAAAGAGGATGAACTCCAACCTCTTGTGGATGCATGGAGACAATCAAACCCCAATATAGTCCTGTTCTGGTGGGATGTCGATAAGGCTGTCAAAACTGCCGTCAAACAGAAAATCAAAACATCCACCCATGGAATTACCTTTGAGGTTAAAAGTGGCTTGTTATTCATTACCTCTCCGTCTGGTCGTCAATTATCCTATGTCAAACCAAAGATGGGAGAGAATCAATTTGGTGGTGAATCAGTCACCTATGAGGGGATTACAACAGGTAAGAAATGGGATCGCATTGAAAGCTATGGTCCAAAATTTGTAGAGAACATTGTCCAGGCCATCAGTCGTGATTTATTAGCCTATGCCATGCAATTATTAGGCAATGAAAAGATTGTCGGTCATGTTCACGATGAAGTTATCCTTGAAGTTGAGGCATTCCAACTCGTTGATGAAATTTCCACCCGTATGGCGAATACTCCAGACTGGATGAAGGACATCCATCTCCGAGCAGATGGATATGAATGTCAGTTTTATCGAAAAGACTAAAAAATAGTTCCTTCATTTTCGAGGGAACTATTTTAACTTAATTATGATTTATAGAAAATATTTAGAGCTTCTAAAGCATTTTTTATCAGCTTATAACCTTGAGTCTTTTTCAAATCAAGACTCTCAATAATCTCTACCTTAGTTTGCCCAGCACTTAACATTTCAAGGATTTTACCAAAACGTTCATCTTGTTTATCCAACTCTAAGATAAAAGATTTTAACTCTTCATTAGCAAGATACTCTTCAAAATCAGGAATGTCATCAGGAAGACACTCAAAATACATTGTACCATCTTCAGTTTCCGTCAAAAATTCAAGGGACACGAAGGAAACTTGATACTTACGATTGTCAATCCTAATCTCATCAAGAAATTCATTGACGTCTTTATAGTAACATTGAATAGCTGTCTCAAGTTCAGAACCCTCGACTGGAATAAAAGCAACTTGTACTTTTAGTTTCCCATATCCTAAGTACCTCAAGGTTTCTCGTTTAAGTTTCATATCACGTATCATTTGATTATCCCAAACGAGCATAGGCGCTAAAACTTGTCCCTGTTCAAAAGGATACTGTGTTGAATTAGTTTGCTTTTCACAAAATTGGCGTAGTTTAACATAGATTGACATTGTTTGTCTCCGTTAGTTTCTATAACAGAGCAAACAATCGACATATTCTTATAAGGGTTATATAACCACATCTAGAGTTTCCTCCGTTAATGTGGTCAGTAACATAAATAATCTGACAGTTGTCTTCAAAAATTCTAGTTTATGTTTTGCTTGATCAGAGCCTAGATCTTTTGAAGGGCGCAGGGTATAGTTTAGAGTCTTTTACCGGACATCTTTATACTTACAGTATATCTGTAGTATTAGTAACTTAACAGAGCAAAAAATGACCGGTTTGGGACGATAAATCAATAACTTACAATAACTATATCCCTATAAAAAGTACATTTAGGTATTAAAAAAACCGCTCAATTTTTGAGCGGTTCAAAACCAAATAATATTATTTTTTTAAGAAACCTGGAATTCCCATTTCAATAAGCCAATCATTACACTTATCAGCTCCAAGATGGTAAAAATTTCTCAATACCATTTTGTATGCAGAATGAGTAGGTATTTCATCTCTGAATGATGTCCCGCTCTTATTAATCAAATCGAAACTTAAGTCTGGATATAATTTCATTCCAAGCGATAAAGCCATCATCGTTTCAATACTTCTCTTTGCTTCATGAGTAGTTTCCAATCGACGAATCGTAGCAACACTGATATAGGAAGTTTCTTCTAGATTTTCTTGAGTGAGTTTTTTTCTCATTCTGTGAAAAACGAGGGTTTTAGGAAACGAGCCTGGTAGTTCTTCCTTTATTTTAGCTAGTTCCTTAAATATTTCACCATTTTGAATTTCAATTGTTCCATTCACTATCGTTAGATAGTCGGAAAAATCGACCTCTATTTCAACAGCAGCTTTTCCTCGATACATTATGTAATCATTGAAAGTAGTAATAGAGATATCCTTTTTTCTATCAGACTTGTAGAAGATATCAAATACTAAGCAACATTCATCCATATGTTCATATGCATAATCCGTCATTTCATAAATACCAAACTCTATCATATTTACATACTTAGAGTTATTCAAACAAAAATGAGAATCTACATAGACATATTGATTCGTATCCATTATTTCACGAAATCTCTCATTTTTCCAATTTAATAGACAGGCATTCGGAAATGAAATGGTGAAGGTCTGATTCGATGCAAGAGCCTTCAATTCAAAAGAATAGCTACGTAAATACTGATTTCCTACAAAATTGTAGATTCCCTCAAATTCTTTATAACCTAACTGTTGAAGTCTAATTTTAGCTGCAAGCCTAGACACTTGGAAAAAATCAGCAATGTCATCAATAACCTGTTCAAACATATTAGTCTTCAGATTCTCTGAATATTTTAGCGAATATTCTGTGAACAGCTCATTAACTTTTTGTTTTGTTGTCTTTTTTGGCATTAATAAACGAGGTGCTATACTATTGGCGTGCCACTCCATCCATTCTATATCCGTCCACCTCAACGCTGTAAACTCAGGATTTGCATCAATAAAAGATGTATTAGCGTTACTATCAACTATCATCCGACATTCTTGATAGTTCCTATGCAATATCCAGTGAACAAACTCATGAACAACCGTATTATTATAGCTACCTAAATTCCTTAGGTCTTTAATTGTTGGGTCTACAATAATTGTACCTTTAGAAACATCAATCGCACTAGGCTTGTCACTTTCTTCAAAAACATTAATTTTCATATCTTTGAAAACTATTTCACCTAAAATACTATTATCCTTCGAAAGTTTCCTTTCAATTAGCTCAACGTCAAGTAGTGACAATAGTTTCTTAACATCTAGAGCACGAGGAGTTTCGAGCATAGTAGGCTGATATATCCTTAATATCTGTTCAGCTACTATTTCCAGTGTATTTGAAGAAATTATAGGTACAAAATTATCTGTGTACTCAGATTTAAATTCTATTTTGGTATCAGCATCTTCAACTTTGATAATATTGAAATCCTTTATTCCTCCATCTAATTTGTAGATGATATGAACATTGAGCCAAGTTTCCCCATTATCGATTTCATAACCGTATCTTCCATATTCTTTTACTTCTAGAAAGCATACTACTTTTAAAATTGAATATAGCCCTTGGCTAGTTTTTTTAGTTGTAACAATATATTGAATATCAAAGTCGTCAATATCCAAATGCCTGATATCTTCTATATTAGTCTTTGAAATATTAATCTCTTTTGAATTATATCTAACATATTTTTTTAGATTAAAAAAAAGATCATTATAAAATTGATGTTTTAGTTTAGTTTTAAAACTAGATACCATATATAGCCTCAAAAAAAAAAATTATTAATCCAGTAAAATCACTTTAAAGTGAAAATTACAAAACTAGTTCCTTATGTTCAATTCTATCATAACATGATATAATTTTAATTAAATAAATATTATATTCGGAGGAAACATGAATAAACTAGTATCCAAAAAATCCTACGGAAGAGGCAAATACACTCCCTCACAAGATTATCTTGAATATATTGAATTTATCGCTGACTCTCCTATTTATTCAGGATTAGAAGGAATAAAAGAAGAGGACGGAAAAATCAACTGGCAATGCAGTTCAGGTAAAACAACTTCTTTCTATAAATACTTTGAATCAAGAAAAAATTGGTGGATAGATAAAGCTGATGAACTCAAAATTCCTGGAGAAGGACAGTCTAACGATAGATTAGTCGTTGCTGCAAGGCAAATACATCCTCTACAAGAAAAGGTATGTTTAATCTGTGGAAAATATAGATTTGTAGGATATATGTACACTAATCATACATTAACTGGTAGACTAAATAAACTCTCACAATCTAAAAGTTTTAAGAAACAAACTCCTGTAGCAGATGCAATAGAGGAACTAATTAATATTGTAGGTTTTGAAAAAACTAGGGAATTTATCTTAGATAATTTCCCTGAGAAAGTGGCTGACATTGAGCTTTTTGACAATCATGAGATTCAAGAATTCTTTGAAAAAACTCAGCATATAAGAACAAGCTTACTTAGTCCGGGGTATATGGGAGATTGTCCACACCGTCTAGACGGTCTTCATGATTATTGTACCTATTGTAGAAAATCAAGTGACCCAGGTCGGTCAGACGAAAATATGAGGACATATAACCACGATAGACGTGCCTTTTTATGGTGGTCTGAAGGAGACTGGAAATTAGCTGATACATTATACAATTCATCATCAGCCGGTGTGTGCTCAATTTGTAATCTCTCTGTAGATAGAGTTAGCCCAGATCATATAGGACCTTTATCTTGTGGTTTTCAGCAAAACGGTCTTTTTGAAGCTCTATGCTCACACTGTAATTCTGCCAAAAATAGAAGATTTACATTTGAAAATGTCAACAGTCTAATTAAATATGAAAAAGCTCAAGATTCTAGTGTTGCTAGCTGGCAAGTCAGAAGTTTATGGGATAATTCAAAAATAAATGTTTCAAATGATATAGATGCTAAACATTTATCCAACTACATGAGAGCCATGCAGGACTACTACTTACGTACTTTAGACTATGTTCAAAAAAAAGGATACACTGGTTTCTTGTCACAATATTTAAGCCCTGAATTTGCTCACTACGAGATAACTTTCAATGATTTAAATACAAGTACTTTTGAATTTACTAGTATCAATAAAGTACTAAAAAAAAATAATGGATCGAGAAGCCTTGCTGCACGGTCTGTTAGAATTGCTTTTGATGAGTTAAATATGTATTGTATCAAAAAAACTGATCAGAGAAAATCAATACTTCTTGAGTATACAGATCAGTTTTTGAAAGAAGATACACCTAAGCTAGACTCCCTTTTTGATTCCACGAAAATTAATGAGTTAGACAAAAATTTAAATATAATTTTTAACTCTCCAATCTCCATTCAAGAAAAAGATAAAAAACTACAAGTTCTTGTTGATTCTAGACTTTTTAAATGTAGATCAAGTTATTACACTGACTTAAAGATTAAATTTGAAGAAATTATTAACCAACGCGGTATTCAACTATCAAAATTATTTTTTGAAGAGTTATCAAAATAAACATAAACTCATAATCTATAAATACATCCCAGTTCAACTGGGGTGTATTTACATTTAACTTCTAGCTTCTAAAAAATCTTCTGTAGTTATTTCCCCTTTACACCATTTATCATACTCAGCATTAAAAACTGCATTTTGGGGGAAATAATCATTTACTTCCATCAAAGATGGAAGGCTGAAGAAGGCTTCTCCTACTGTTATGGGATACTTTTGCTGTAAAAGATCAATTTGATTTGAATCTTCTCTCCGACCTAAACATTTTTGAAAAATCGGATCAGGGAAAGAGGGTAACATCTTTTCTGATAATGCAGCAACTATTATAACCCTTCTTCTCATTTGAGGGACTCCATATCTTTCAGCATCTAGAATCCAAGGCTTTTCGTGAAAAACATAGCCGAGTTCACCAAGTTCTTTGTGAATCCCCTTTATTACGTCACCCTTTCTCATACTTAAAATTCCAACTACATTCTCCATTATTACTATGTCAGGTCGTGTTTCCTTAACAATTTTTAAATAACTATCAACCAACTTATTCCTAATATCTGTCTCATCTCTATTACCTGCTGTAGAAAACCCCTGACAAGGTGGCCCACCTACTAAAACTAATGGTTTAGAGGAGCCCCTTTCTTTGACTTCTGAAAAAAGAGTATTTTGAATTCCACTATCGTTTATATCTCCGTTTATTACCTTAATTTTATTAGAATGGTTTTTTTCATAAGTTTTCGATGCTGACTTATTTAGTTCCACGGCGACAATACCCTGCATTCCTGACAGTTCAAGTCCAAAACTCAACCCACCAGCACCAGCAAAAATGTCGCAAAACTCTACTTTACTACCAGCTTTTGAAATTATAGACCGACCAATTGCATAACCCAGTAATGGGGGGACAGCATTACCGATCTGGGTTCGAATTTCTGAGTCAGATCCAACAAATTGAAATGAGTCAGGAAAGGACTGTAAACGAGCAGCCTCTCTAGATGATATTGTTCGATCTTCCCAAGGATGAATATTGGCACCATTACCTGGCCTATTAAAGTATGTGGAGATAGTATAGGAGGGTTGACTAAATTTCAAACGACTGTAATACGTTGTCCTGACCATCCCCCTTTCACGTGACATCTGCCTTATTTGTTCTAGTCGCTTTGATGGAACTGTTTCTGGAATACTAGTCCAGTTTCCACCTGGTTCAACATAGCTAATCATTTGTTTATCTAAATTGGAAAGCGTAGGAATAGTATGCAGTGTTAGATTACTTTTTTCCATTTATTTCGTTATATACCTCCATATATTTTTCTATTTTATCGTAATTTAAACTTACTAAAATTCTCTTATAATCAGATTTTGGGATTTGTAGTGATTTAGCAATTAATGAGTCTAACAAATACCAATCTTTCTCTTGATTTTGCAAACTCTGATTGGACATTAATAATAGTTTTAACTCTATCCCTAAATCCTCGAAAGGAATACAGTGTAATTCTGCTAGCTCATTATTCGAAACATGGTTATTGTAACTGAAAGCTCTGAATTGCCATTCTGCTACCGAACTATTTAAAAATACCCAGTAATAGAACTGTTTACTCTCTCTATCTTCGGTGTTGTAAAGAGAAATAAAATTACATGAATTTCCTATGATGTTTTTTTCAGGAATAATAGCTGCCTCTAATCTTTTATCTTTATTTAAATATGTACACTGAGGAATAGCAATACGAGATTCATAAAAATACTTCATTTTTTTACTATTTTGTATTTCTCTAAGAAAACCATTAACTTTAACAAAACTATCTTTTTTTGATAGATGAGCTTCCAAGAGTTCTCTACCCTCTATGTGATCCCCACGAATTAACCGAGTTTTAGTCTTGTTAGGAGTTATATAATCTCTGTGCTTTGTAATGTCAAGTTCACCTCGGACATTATGAATATAGTTAATATCTTTTATCTGTGTAAACTGAGCAAAATGACTAAGTATTTTCAAGTCATCACTATTAGCCTTTGGAAATTTCAAATTTGTTGATGATATTTTTTTTACCTGCTCTAAATTAGCAACAAACATTTTTTCTGAATAATCTTCTATTTTCAATACTTCCTCTGCAATCTTAATAACAGAGTTCGATTTCTTTGAAATTATCGAAATTACAGTTGGTTGATTTACCCCCTTAAAAATCTTAGCTCTTTCTGGGATAAACCAGAGTGTCCTTAAGTATCCACTACCAATTATTTTTTTTCTAAATTCAAAACTAGCCTCATCTCCTAACCAACTCATTGGAGTGATTGAAGTTATGCTCCCATTCTCATTAATAAGTTCAAAACTAGCTACCAAGAATAACTTAGAATACTCAAGTACGCCCTTAGTTATTCCGAAATTATAAAAATAGGAACGAAGCCTTTTGGAATATGATAATTTTTCCTCCCGTAATCTTTTCTCTAACTGTATAGTCGTGTCACTATCTAAGTTTGCTTTTGTTGTTTTATCAGTTAGAGCAGACTTTAAAAATTTTAGATTTCCATATGGTGGATTCATAATGACGACATCCGCTTTAATATCACGATTTTCTTCAAAATAATCAAAAAAATCACTATTAATTATTTCATATTTTATTCTATCATTGCCAACATAGTCCAATACATACTTTATTAAATTTGTAGCCAAGATTGAGGTACTGGTATCAATCTCTATTCCTATAATCTTTTCTAATTTTTTATTAAATAAAGCATGATATGCAAGAAACACTCCTACCCCCATTGAAGGATCTAATACAAGTTTAGGATCAGCAACCGAATCAATAGATTCCAGAACCATCCTAATTGCGACTGAAGTAGGAGTAAAAAAATATCCATTTTCTTTTGCAGCAACTAGGTGCGTAACTACTTTATTCGTTCCTGGAATAATAAATTCTCGTGAACCTATCTCTACAACTGAAGCATAAAGTGCGATTTTATCAATGATACTATACGATTTATTTTGTAAAATACTACTTGTTGCCAACTGAGTTATTAAAAAATTAAACTGTAAAATATTCTCAGTATCTGCAAAAGGAGTCCTTTCAAGAATTTTCTCAAACATCCCTCCCTGTAGTGAAATATCATTCCATTTCACCTCTGATGTCGTAGTTATACTCTCAGCAATAGATTTTCTCAATGCTTTTGCCTTCTGTATTATCTCATTATCATATGATTTATTTATAATTTTTTCATCATATAAACTCTCATTTTTAATCAAATATTCACCTCAAACGTCACGTTATAACTTTTATTATTATATCACACACTAAAAGTTAAAGTTTGATTTTCTTATTAGATATGATATAATTATGTTGTTTTATAAAACAACATAGGAGTAGTATAACATGTTTTCAGGAAAATGTCTCAAAAAAAGGAGAGAAGCCAAGCGACTATCTCAAGTTGAAGTTGCAACTCAACTAGGTGTCAACCGTTCCTCATATAACAGCTGGGAGTCTGGAAGAGCCAAACCAAACAAAAAGAACCTACTGCTACTTTCGGAAATTTTAGATGTCGAACCTAGCTACTTTGAATCTGAGTATCATATCGTGAGTAACTACCTTCAACTTAGTGAGTCTAATCAAGTTCTGGCTGAAGAGTTTGTAGAGAATTTGCTTGCTGAACAGATTAAGAAAGAGTCAGAAATCAAAGTTTTGCCACTCTTTTCAGTGCGTGTTCTTAAAGACGTGCCTCTTTCAGCTGGTCTAGGTGACAACTACTATGATGAATTCGAGTATGAAACTGTCTATTCTGAAAAAAGCTACAATTATGATATTGCTACCTATATTCACGGTGACTCAATGTTGCCCAAGTATTCTGATGGTGAAGTGGCTCTTATCAATGAGACAGGGTTTGATTATAGTGGAGCTGTTTATGCTATCTATTTAAATGGTCAAACCTTCATTAAGAAAGTCTACAAGGAAGATGACCACTATCGCATTGTTTCCATCAATGATGGGTACCCAGATAAGTTCGCCTATAGTGAAGATGAATTCCGTATTGTAGGTAAGGTCATTGGTCATTTCATGCCAGTCGTAGAAGGATAGTTATGAAACTGAAAGATATTCTTGATATTGGAAGTTATGGATACACCCCTGAATGCAAGGTTGAAATCTTTGACATGAAGAACTTCGAGGAGCGTCTTGAAAATGAAGGTTCTCATGAGATTCTCTTGCCATCAGACGAGAGCGCTACTATTCACCCTTGTGGTTTCTTAATTGAAGATGCCATTCTTATTGCTATGGCAGATGAGGAGGAAGACAATGGAAGTTGATAATATTATTTATCTTAAAGATGGAAGAATCTATATGAAGCCCTATCTTAAGGAATACGATATCACTGACCACATTCAAACACTTGTTGATGAACTTGAAAAGATGAAAAGGTAGGTGATTGAGATGGGCATCTTTGATTACTCAAAAGAGCCACAATCTGACGTTGCCTTTATCGACATGAAAGCCTTTTATGCTAGTGTAGAGTGTGTTGACCGTGGCGAGCACCCTCTTACAACTTCCTTGTGTGTCATGAGCCGTGCTGACAATGCTAACGGATTGATACTAGCCTCTTCTCCTACTTTCAAGAAAGTATTTGGAAAAGAGAACGTCGGACGAAGCTATGACCTGTCATTTGACATTCATACCAGAAAGTTCAGCTACTATAATGCTAAAAGACAAGGCCTAGAGATAACTCCACAGTATGTTCGCTATATTTAGGACCGGGCTAAAAAGACACTCATAGTTCCACCACGCATGGGTATGTATAATAGAGAAGAATATGGAAATTCAAGAAGTCCTGCAACAATATGCTACCAAGGATGAGATACTGCGATATTCCGTAGATGAGGGCTTTGTTGACCTCACTACCTCTCTCAACTACTTCGTTCATGATAAGTCTCTCTCAAGAAGAGATAGACTGGACTTAGTTTCCTCACGCATCCAGTACGATATTTGGAAGAAAACTGGGGTTTATTCAACAGTTGGTATGTCCAACAGCAATCCCCTTCTTGCTAAACTAGCTCTTGATAACGAAGCTAAAAAGACTGTTACCATGCGAGCCAATTGGTCCTATGAGGACGTTGAAAGTAAGGTATGGAACATTCCTAACCTAACTGATTTCTGGGGCATTGGTAGCCGTACAAAGGCGAGATTAAACAAGCTCGGTATCTACTCCATCAGAGAACTAGCTAATAGCAATCCAGACCTCTTAAAAAAAGAATTTGGAATCATCGGTGTGCAGCTTTGGTTTCATTCAGAGAACACTATAAGCCTAAATCTACTGGTCTAGGTAACTCTCAAGTCTTACCTAAAGACTATATCAAGCAATGGGAAATTGAACTCGTCTTGAAAGAAATGGCTGAGCAGGTAGCTATTCGGTTACGACGTGCAAAAAGAAAAACCACTAATGTGGCTATTTTTGTCGGCTACTCTAAACAGGAACAGAAACGACCAATCAATGCTCAGATGAAGGTAGAACCTACTCAGAGTACAGCCGTGTTCTGTGACCATGTTGTTAAACTCTTTCGTAGAAAATATACTGGTGGTGCAGTCAGAGACATTGGTATTCACTACGATAACTTTGTCTCAGAAGACATTGTGACTTACTCACTCTTTGATGATATAGATGCTATTGAAAAAAGTGAGAAATTAGAACGAACCATTGACAACGTCAGAGAACGCTTCGGTTTTCTTTCTCTTCAAAAGGCATCATCACTATTTGAAAACTCACGCGCCACTGAAAGGTCTAAACTCATTGGTGGACATTCAGCAGGAGGCTTAGATGGATTAGCATGATTGACAGAAGTTACTTACCCTACCAATCCGCAAGAGAATACCAAGATAGAAAAATGGCTAAGTGGATGGGGTCCTTCTTGTCTGAACATTCCACTGCACTCAATGAAACTGGCAACACGATTGACTTCAGTGATAAACTTCCTTAGGAAGAAAAAATAATTCTCCTAAATCAAGTCTACCTCAATAAACTAAAGGCTATCTTCACGACAATTGAAGGACTTGTGATTAGTGAAATAACTGCTATCAACCGTGACTTGATAGACATTCAAGGGAAGGAAATCTACCAATTTGTCAAAGTCTCAGATATATTAACACTTGCACTAGCGGAGGAATTAGATGATTAACCAGAATGATATACAATTTGATTACTTCAGCAAGAACTTTCATCGATTTGAGGAAGACTTCTACAAATACTCACTACTGGATATTCCACTGACATTTATTACTGACGACATCCTTCATGTCATGACTTCCAACCAAAGAAGTTATTTTCGCTTAAACCAACAAAAAGCTAAAGATAGGCGTGATCACTACTTTTTATTTGAAATGAAGATGGTCGAAAACACGCGCAGCTACAAATACATCGGACACCAATATACACTTAAAGCCTAGTCAGTTCATTTTGACTAGGCTTTTAAACGCAGGATTGGTTATAGTCATAATAACAGATCCCTTATTCTTCAATGCATTGTATTCAGAACAGACAAGCCATTCAGAAATAATGCCCCTAAACAAACTTAAATCATTTTTACCATTTCTTTCTCTAAGTAGAGCAAGCCCTTTTGAAAGACTTTGCGGGGTTCTCACCATTTTCTCTATGACTTCATCAGAGTAATTCTTCGTAGCATACTGCTTAACAGCTGCTATTACACAATCAATATATTCTTCTGGTACGGTATACTCTGAGGCTAAGAGTTCAACTAACCTCTCTCGTTTATCAACTGTTAAATCCATAAAATTTACCTAAAAATCTATATACAGCTTACCAGCTACTGAAATATTCTGCTTTACACTTCGATTCAAAGGATGGACTGGTTGCCCCCACTTAGTTAGAGGTGCGAAAGAATACACACGGATATTATTCTGGCTAAATGATTCTAAAAGTTGGTCCCTGCCTTTTACTAAGGAAGGGTGTCCTAGATTTCCCCAAGCACCCCAAACCTCGTCAATACCATTATCAAGTAAAAACTCCATAATCAACTGGATATTTTCTTCAGAAAGCTCAGGGTTAAAGTCATCTAAATCGGAGGCATTAGTAGCTCGTTCAGGATACACGTTAACTACTACCCATCCATCACAACCTAATTTCTTACTTGCATTGATTATTCTATTGATAGTTCTATCACTGTACTCTTCGTTTGCTGCCGAAGGGTTCATACATACAGCTACCAGTGGCATTGAACCTAGACGTCCAAGCAAAAACCTGTGATACTCATTGTATTTTTCAGGCACACACAAATTTGGTTCTTCACCTAGTGGATACTGTGGACGAACATTAGTAATTTTCTTATTCATAGAATCACCTCGTTAAAATCATTATATCATGAAAACACTTGCAGTAATATAGAAAATGGTAGAAACACACGAGATGTGCTTCTACCAATATGAATTATGAGTAAGCTGACTTACATTTATTTATCATTCTTTCTAAAGTCTGGCAACTCCTCAAATTTGCTCAACTCAAAAATAAAGGCCTTATCCTCTGGAATATGTATACCTTCAATTTTATAACGCTTTGACTCATTCCACTCATCCATAATATAAAATAGAGTTTCACGAAGGCTCTTGTTCATCATTTGAACAGTACGTTTCTGTTCACTTTCAGGTTTTGAGAAACTAAAAGAACCTCGAGTTTTAGCTCTACAGACCTGAATTCCCATTACCTTGGTCTCTTTGTTAAAAGCAATTAAAACATGGGAAGGATAGTCGAGTTCTTGAACAATTCCCTTACTAAAAGTTATAAAATTTTTGTTAACTGTCATACTGAATTCAAATCGTGAACGTTCAACTGTTACTACTTCTAGGTTAAAATCTTTAAAACGCATATTAATTCCTCTTTCTTATTTAAAAATATCGTAGATGTCTTTTGACTTCCAACTGGGATCAAGCACAATAAAATCCCTCAACATACCAGACTTGATTTTCTTGATGTAGAGTTTAGGTGCATTTACTTTTGATGTAGATTTCAATTTTCTTCTTGGTTGTTTAAGTAATTGCTGCACTAACTCCCACCTAGAATCTGGAATGATTGAGGGAATACCATTTTTTAGTCGGTATTTGGGTTTCTCACCATTATTTTTACGAGATTTATGACTAAAACAATCAACCGTAAAAGTCTTCTGCATGATGATTTCACCCTTGTACTTCTCGTTTTTGAGTATATTGTAGATAGCTAGGTTTGACCATGTATCCAGTCCAGTAACCGTGGGTATCTTGTTTTTCATCAATGATTCAGCAATCTCTCGTGCTGACATACCATCGATGTATGAGTCATAAATAAACCTCACTATTTTAGCTTCTGAATCATCAATGACGATACGGCCATATTGGTCTTTGGTATAACCTAACAGGTTGTGCGTAGGAATGATTGGGATACCACGCTTGAATCTTTCAATAACTGACCATGTTATTGATGCACTCTTCTGCTCACTCTCACCCTGAGCTACAATAGACATAACACCAAGGATAAACTCGCTATTTGTATCCAAGGTATTGAGATTGATATCTTCTATATAGATACCCACAGGATTAGGTAATGCCTTCAGCTCTCGATAGATGCCTATGAAGTCAAGTTGATTACGGGCAAAACGACTAACACTCTTAACAATTATCAAGTCTATCTTTCCAGCTCGGCAATCCTCAAGCATCTGCTGGAATTGCTCACGCTTCTTGATGGTTGTTCCAGAAGCCCCCTGGTCAGCATATATTCCTGCTAGTTCCCATTCTGGGTTGTTGTTGATTTTCTCCATGTAGGTTTGCTTTTGGAGTTCAAAACTCCCAGACTGAGACTCATCAAACGTACTGACTCGACAGTAGGCTGCCACGCGCAACGTTTTAGTTTTCACGTCAGTAAATTCACTTTTAGCAGGAATAACCTCTACCACTCGTTCATTCTCGAAGGCTTCACGTATGCGTTCTTGCTGACGAGTTGTCTTTCTAGTATTCCTTCTTACCATAGTAGTTTACCTCCTTTCCAGAAATCTACATCTACAATTATACCGAGCAGATATAGATTGCTAAAGTGTTGACTATACTGGCAAAACAAAATAACTTACCTTTTACGTGCGAACTTCTCAGCCCAATCCATATTGATGACATACTCACTTTCTCCTACTTCAGCAACCTCCACAAGTGCATCAAGGTACAATTCACTTGAGAAATTCAAAGATGCCACTGCTTCTTTCTGATTGATGAACATAAATTGATAGGCTACTGGACCTACTTTTGTAAACACCATGTGCTCATAGGAAAACATGATGTCTTCATCTTCATTTGGACTCTTTAGGTATTTCATGAATTCGATAGCCTTATCATCCATGCCCTCACTAAAGATTTGTACCTTCTCAACAAAGTCTTCTAGGTTGGTAACAATTCGACGTTTGTACTTGGAAATATCTAATTCCGCAGCAAGTTCCTTAATACTTGAAACTGAACCAAGGTCGCTACAATTTGATGGCAGATACTGAATGATTACTTTGTTTTCCTCATCAACATAGATTGTAGGATAATCAATAATCACTTGATGACCACAGTGGTTGCAAGTAAACTTGAACAATTCCCAATCAATAAGAGCTGTTCTGAACTGAGGTGTTTTAGATACATCAATTCTGTCATAGCGTTCAAATGAGCTTGCTTCACCGCAAGACAGGCAATTAAGTGATGAAATAAAAATTGAAGTCATGATACTTCCTCCTAGAATGAATAGTTTATTTTTTCGCTCCTATCTATATATTCGTAAAACCTCTGTTAAAAATGAAAAAAGATTGAAAAATTCAACCTTTTTGTATTTAGTCGGTAAGTTTAAATACATAACAGAAAAATGCTATGTATCGTTATTTAGACAACAAACAGTTATAAGTGATTGATATTACTGCCTGCCTTCCATAGTAAAATTAGCTAGGTCCATTTTAAGCAGATTAGGTATCTCTGAAGGAGTAACCGGACTATAATCTTCACCAAAATTATTACTCACATTTAAATTCCCAAGATTAGGAGAAGCAAAAAGTTCTTGACTTAATTTTTCCAAATTGTCACTTTCTTCAATTATTTTCTTTATTGCTGGGGACATATAATAATTCTCTGTATAGGCAAAAATCAAATAATTGATAAATTCTAATTTCTTATCCTTTGACGTACTATTGAATTGAGATTTTAAAGAACGGTATAGTTTATCCCGTCTATGATAATAGGTTAAAACAATAGTCCCATCATTAAGAGGAAAGACAGCAATATGTAAGTCTTGCATCCTAGTTTTTTCAGAGAAATCAAAAGGATTATTTATGGGATATCCTTTCATGTCTTTTGTAAGTGTAACCATCCCCTGGAAAGCTATTGGGACAACATATGGAAGTTTTTCCCAGTATATTATTTGATAACCACCTGTTGCACCACTCAAAGCAATATTTTTATGGAATTCAAGTTGTTCTTTATAGTCACGGATATCAAAATTTTTAGCTTCAAAAACATCTTTAGGATTGGAAAACAATTTATGTTTATCCTGCAAAATTTTGTAAAGTTGCTTTTCTTCAAAACGCTTATTTAACTGCAACAAGTAATTTTTTACAGCTATTTCAGCCAACATTTTATCAGAAGGATAATTATGAAGCTTTTGCTCACTTTCATAATTTTTAAAAAAAGTAGAATCACAACTATTGCATATTAAATGAAAGATGCCAGTATTCTTAACACCTTGACTTTTACTAAAAAGATCCACACCCATTACAGAAGACGGAGTAAATACTTCCCCATCAACTGCAATGTTTTTCAAAGAGAACTGAGGAATAGAATGAGAATTGCAAAAACTAGTCTGCTCAGTATTACAAATCAAGCATTTCTCTGGTTTAGCCAAGTTACGAGACTCGGTCAATAATCGAGATATAGCTTTATTCATCTTTATCTGTTCATTTTTGTCAACTATTTCTATTAACTTAGACAATAACAATTTCCTCTTGAATCATATATTAAATCATATTTTATTATACCACAATACAAAATATTGATGGAAATTTTTGGAGCATCCTCATTACTACTAACAAACTTTGTATCAATTTCAGAACTCACACTTCCGTATGCGTCAGGACCAGGTGATCAATTTGAGACACTCCTCTAGCCTGTAGAT